AGAATGATTTTTCATGGACAAACGATTTGCGTTTTTACGATTCAACTGGAAGCGAGATAAATACTAATAACTTTGAACAACCTCCAAACATAAATTTGTATGATGAAAATGGTAAAAAAATTGATTCTTCAAAAGTTGAGTATCCCGAACAAACATTATCTTACAATTTTGTAGATTCTTCAGCTACTGTACTTGAGTTAGGAGCAAGATACGGAAGCGTATCTATAATTATAAACAATAAGCTCAACAGCAAAGTAAATCAAGTTTCAGTAGAACCAGATTCAACTGTTTGGAATGCACTTGAAACAAATGTAAAGGCAAACGATTGCTCTGTAAATATTTTTAAAGGGTTTGTGTCCAGAACACCCAGAGCTCTTTTGCCATTTGGATATGCAGCAACGTCAGTTCCGGCTGAAACGTCTACAATTCCATCAGCGACAGTTGAAGAGCTTGAAACAATGTATAGCCTAAAGTTTGATACACTTGTTGCGGATTGTGAAGGATTTTTAGAAACATTTTTTGATGAGAACCCTTTTTTGTTTCAACAGTTGCATACTGTTATTTTTGAAGCCGATTTTCCAAATAAATGCAATTATGCAAAAATACGTGAAAATTTAAAAGCAAACGAGTTTCACGAGTTAGTTCGTGGGTTTCAAAATGTTTATAAAAAGTAAATGTGGGAGTTCATAGATAAAGCGTGTTATATCAATCTTGATCATCGAACAGATAGAAAAGAATCGATGCTCAATTTTTTTAAAACAGCCGGAATTCCAGGTGAAAAGGTTCAACGAATTCCTGCGGCTTATACTCCTCACAACGGAATGATTGGGTGCGCAAAAAGTCATATTGCAGCGTTGGAGCTTGCAAAGGCAAATAATTGGAAATCTGTTCTCATAACAGAAGATGATTTGGAGTGGGTAAATTTTGAAGATAATTATCCAAAGTTGGAAGAACTGCTGTCTTCTACTAAGTGGGATGTCTGCATGCTAACCGGTTATTATTTGTTGACAACTCCTCCAAAAATCAGCTCTGCTATTTATACCAATGCATACATTGTACAAAACCATTATTACGACACACTTATCCAAAATATGAAAGAAAGTCTTTCACTGAAAGAAGAAACGTTGCGTAAAGAAAAGGTTCCCTGGCTAAAAGCTACGCTGCATCCTCTTTACAAACACATTTATAACGTTGATGTATACTGGATAAAGCTACAGCTGCGCGATAATTGGATAGCTATGGTTCCTATCATGTGTCAACAAATTGAATGCTACAGCGATATAAACAACAAAATTATGAGACCCCCGTGTGGAGTATCTCTGTTAATTGAAAACTATTTATATATTCAAATTATTAACTATTTTAAGGGATTATAAGATGATTCATTATTATCTAATTCATGGAATTGATCCATCTCGCAAACCGTTCATGATTGATCAATTCAATAAATTTGGAATATCCAAAGAGGATGTTCAGTGGATTTTGTATCCCAATAAATCAGATCCACTTCCAGTTGGAATTTGCACAAAGCCCGATTTACCGAAAGGACATCAAGCGTGTACGTATAAACATTATCTGATATTGCAGGATATTGTACAAAATCAATACCCGTTTGCAGTTATTATGGAGGATAATATAGAATTTCGAGGAAATGTTCCATACGCACTTTCTCGATATTTGGAAGATCTACCTCCGGAGTGGGATTGCTTGTTTGACAGTGATTATTTTGGGTTAAAACATTCTGGAGAAATAATTCCTTCTAATTTGGTTTATAAGCAGGATAACAATAATAACGCATCAAAGGGCGCTCATTTTATATTTTTGACACTGTCTGCAGCTACAAAGTTGTATGATAATTTTTTGCCATTTCATGAGGGAAGTGATCACATGTATAATTATTTATTCAAAAAATTAAACATGAATGTATACTGGGCAGAACCTCCGAACGTTCACAAGATTGAACGAGGTTCTACATGGTTGGATGCTCCAAAACCCAAGAAAAAGTTTATTTGGTCACTTCACTGAGAAATTCGTATCCTTCTGGCAGATAATCATTTTTATCTACGGGTATAATTTGAATTTCTTCCAGCGTTCTTCCAAATAAATCTTCTCCCGCCTCAATCCTTTGACGAAGTAGATCTCTATTTAGAAATATATCTTTGTTGAACGTTTGGTCTGCAGATTGTTTAATTTTATCAATGATAAAGTCAATGTTTCCAAAATAAGAAAAATGCCAACCTCCGTTATCAAGATTAGGCGGTTTATCTGAAGATCCTCGTATGGTAGCTAAGTTTTTGAACACCTTGTATACATGATAAGGAATGCATCTTGCAAGGTTCCACTTATTTTTGTGTTTGCACGTTATATTGTAGTAGTACAAATCTTGATTTAATCCATATATTCTGTCCAATCCAGTTAATCTCAATTTAACCAATAAATTTCTATCTACAAACTCATCTGCATCGCCCGACACAATAATATCATCGTCTGCCAAGTTTAGCTGCTGAATCCCTCTGTCTATGCAGTTTCTTTGAAAATTTCCTCGATCAAAACACTGCCAAAAAGTAGAAGGCGTAGCAGGTCTAATAAATGAAAGTTTAAATGGTTTTGGAATGTCGTCATAAACTTTTATATGTACTATCTTATCCAAGTAAGGTTGAAATAATTGCTTGTTTTCTTCAAAATAGAATGGTTTAGGATTACCCGAATGAGTTAAAGCACTTTCAACAAGTACAAAATGATCAACGTACTCATACAAATACTTCATGCGAAATTGCAGAAGTTTGATTTCATTGTAAAAAATAAAACAGTCAACGATTTTCATTTGTAAAAACTGGAGTATTTTTAAGTCTAGTTTTTACAATGGTTTCTTGGGTTCCTAAAAAGAGTATTGATTACGAGCAAGTGAAAACACTTCTGGAAGAATCTGAAAAAACAAACCAATTTACAAACGGCGGACCTGTTGTGAAAAAGCTGGAAGACACAGTTCGCAGTCTTCTAGAAATTGATAGCTCAAAAAGTGTTATTTGTGTTTCAAATGGAACACATGCATTGTACGCAGTCGTTGCGGCGTTTGAATTGTGTGAGGGAAAAGAACTCAAATTTGTAAGTCAATCGTTTACATTTCCTGCATCCGTACAGGGGTATTTGAAAACAGTTGATATAGTTGACATAGATCCAGACGGTGGACTAAATTTGGATTTGGTTGGAGAATGTTCTGGAATTATTGTGACAAACATATTTGGAAATGTTGTAGATATACAGAAGTACACAAATTGGGCATCCGAGCATAATAAGTATCTTATTTTTGATAATGCAGCCACGGCATTCACAAAATATAGGGGTACTAATTCGTGCAATTTTGGAAATGCGTCTATTGTCAGCTTTCACCACACAAAACCAGTTGGTTTCGGAGAAGGAGGTTGTATAATTATAGATAAACAATATGAACCACATGTAAGACGAGTTATCAACTTTGGGTTTGAAAAGGTGTCTGTTCCAATTTGGAGTAGGTTTGGTTCTAACTATAAAATGTCAGATATTCAGGCAGCATTTATACTGCAGTATTTTTCAAAGTTTTGTTCAATTGTGGAAAAGCACAAAGTATTATTTGAATATTTCAAATCAAAATTGGATATACAATTCTTTCCGAACTTTTCAAGTGAAACTCCTTTTTTATCTTGTTTTTGTGTGCTGACAACTGATTCAGAAACAAAACTAAAAATGCTTCTGGAGAACGGCATTTATGCAAGAAAGTATTATGTTCCTCTGATTGATTCTCCTGTTTCAAACAAATTTTATTCGGATATACTCTGCATTCCGTGTACAATCGATATGAGTTATTTTGACATTGATAAAATCATTGAAATAATAAAATGAGTTTCTATTCAGAAGAAGAATTATCTACGTTAGGTCTCAAGTCTTATGGGAAGAACGTAAAAATTAGTCGGTATGCAAGAATTTATAATCCTTCTTCAATTGAATTGGGAAACAACGTTCGCATAGATGACTTTTGTATTCTTTCTGCATCTTCAAGTACGTTTGTAATTCGTGATTACGTACACATCTCTGCCGGAGCATATCTCTACGGAGGAGCTGGACTTTTTATCGATTCCTTTTCAAATATTTCGGGAGGCGTTAAGTTGTACACAATGAACGATGATTACAGCGGAGAAAGCTTGGTTGGTCCGACTGTTCCATACGAATGCAGGAATGTTGACAACCGTAAAGTTGTTATTGAAAAACATTGTGTTATCGGTTGTAATTCTGTTATTCTGCCGGGAGTCATCATTTCGGAAGGAGTTGCTGTAGGCTCAAATTCATTTGTTAAAGAATCATTACCTCCCTGGACCATATACGCAGGTATTCCTGCAAGATATATAAAAGATCGTTCGAAAAATCTATTAAACCGTTTGGATTTTATAAACATAAATGATGTCCGCAATTAATTGTAAGTATGTTGGATCTCGGGGATTGTTATTGTCGTGTGATAGAAAGTCTCCGATTCCAATTCCAGATTTTGATGGACTAAACCCGGATTTGTACAGCAATATACAAGAAGATAATTCTATTCTTCATGTATGTCCTCAAGCTTTGGGAAACTTTGTAAGAAAGGTTTTACCAACGTTAACAAGACCATTCATTTTGATTACGAATAATTCTGATTGGACAATTCCGGATGATGTACGGTATGAATTTGCAAGATTAATCAATCATCCTCTGCTGACACACTGGTTTGCACAAAATTGTGTTATAGATCATCCATCTTTAACTCGTATTCCAATTGGTCTTGATTACCACACTCTTGCACCTACTCGCAAACAGGTATTTGCATGGTCTCAGCCTGAAAGACATTCGTGGGGAATAAAAGTTGATCCAACCATTCAGGAACAGTCTCTTCTGCAGTTTCAATTAATGTCCAAACCTTTTTGGGAACGTCAAGTAAAAGCATATGCAAATTTTCAATTTTTGATGACAACCCGATATGGAAAAATTGATCGCACAGATTGTTTGAATACTGTTTCCAAAGATTTGGTATACTACGAACCTACAAAATGCATTCGTGCAATTTGCTGGGATAACATGATCAAGCATGCATTTGTTCTTTCTCCACAGGGAAATGGACTTGATTGTCATCGTACTTGGGAAGCTCTCTGCTTGGGATGTATACCAATTGTGAAAACATCTGGATTGGATCCACTGTTTGAAGGGCTTCCCGTGTGGATCGTTTCTTCGTGGTCGGAAGTGACGAGAGAGAATATGGTCTCTAAGATAAATGAATTCAAAGAAAGAACCTTCCAAACCGAAAGGCTTACTCTCGATTTTTGGCGTAAGCGAATCTTCGGATTCCGAACAGGAAACTGAGCAGGAGCAAACGGCGAAAGTTCCAGAAATTGAAAAGAAAGGTGGAAAGACGCGTCGCGTAGATAAATATGGTTCTCGCCGCAAGGTTTGGAATGGGACTGCAGAGCGTACAAAGGGTGGTCTTCGCAAAGAAGATTTAGTACGAAACAATCGCGGACGTATCGTTTCTGCTAAGCGCCACACGACCATGAAGAATCGCCACAGCACTGCTTAAAATGGATTTAATAAAACAGAAAATTGGCAATTCCAACAAAATGTCTCACACTTATTCTGATCTCTTCGAGGAGAACGACGCTGAAATGCTGAAGGATGCAGACACTGCGATTACGCAGTGTGGACTCTGGGATTGGTTGCGCGATTATACTCCCGAAGAAGGAAAGGGGTTCATGTTTAGTAGCCACCCGAATTTGACTCGCATTAATGAAGCGATGAAGTATGGCGGGCACAGTGGATCATCTCACGCATGGACAATGCGACAGATGGAATACATCGCAAAGCACGGCTGGGAGCTATTCCAGTTTAATGCTCGCGAACAGCGCCGAAAGGAAGAAGATGAGGAGAAGCAGAGAAACCTGGCGAATGCCGTGGGTAATGCTGTCTATGTGCTGAACAAGGCATTTACCAACAACAGTGGAGTTGTAAACCCTCTAACTATTGCAGAAGCTTCTCGCGGAGTTCCTGGATTTGAAGGTCAGGCCGATGCCATGAAGCGATTTGCGGAGGGCAAGATGAGTTATGCAGAAATGCGATCCCTTTGTGGATAAAGTTTAAACGCGCTGCGTTTTTTTCATAAAATGCCGGAGTTCATTGTTGAAGCCAAGACTGTTCAAACAGGTGCTATTCGCACTCTGAAAGAAGCTCTGAAATGTATCCTTGTTGAGATGAGCCTTCTTTTTGACAAAGACGGGATTCGCATGGTCGCCATGGATAATTCCAAGACCGTTCTTGTGCATCTTCGCCTGTACGCTGACAAGTTTGAAAAGTATTCGTACAGACATTCGGCTCCCCAATTTATCATTGGCCTGAACACTGACCACCTCTATCGTATCGTTCGTACTGCGACCAACGATGATACCATAACTTTCTATATTGAGGAGTCAGATCCGAACACTCTGGGGATCCTTCTGGAGGATGGCGAAAAGAAGCAGGTCACACGCTATAAGCTGAACCTCCTTGATCGCGACGAGCCGAACATCCAGCTTCCCGACAGCGAGTTTTCTACTCATATTACGATGCCTTCGCTGGACTTTCAGAAGATCTGTCGCGATATGACTCTGCTTGGAGCAAAGACGGTTGAAATTAAGAATGTGAGCTCATCACTGACATTCTCCTGCAAGGGACATTTCGCATCACGGACAACCGTTATGGGAGATTCCGAAAATGAGTTCAGCATCCAGAAGAAGGCAAACAACGAAATTGTGACCGGCAACTTTTCACTCCCCCATCTTGTGCTGTTCACCAAGTGTACCAATCTTTGCAATAACTTGGAAATTCACATGAAGAACGACTGGTTCCTCATGATCCGGTATGTCGTTGCAAACTTGGGCGATATCAAGCTTTGCCTGATGCCTTGTTCTAGTTAATACAGCAAAATAGTATTCCAGCCATATACCCATACGTGAACTCTAAAATATCAATAAAAACATTTATTTCAGATGGATCTGCAAGTTGGTACAGTATAAACATGGGTACAAGACTTGAAATTTTTACTGCAAATACTCCAATAATAATATGCCAAAATGAATTCCAGCGATCTGTGAAAAGAAAACGTGGCTTTTTCTTTTCAAAGATTTTTTTATTTTTTGGATGGGTCTTCATCTGTATCTAAAAATTCAAAAAATTATAGATATAATTTCCGCCATATTTTTGAAAATATGCTGAACATCTTGAAATAAGCTCAAGCGCAAAAAAGCAGAGAGCAGTTGTTTCAACCACCATCAAATAGTTTCCAAACACATCCGATTCAATTCCGAATATATCTTTTAACAACGCGTGGAATGGAGAAATGTTATTTGTTAAACGTTTTTCGGCTACAATTATAACACAAACTTTAAGAAAAATGTGTTGTATCCATACAGCCAGCAACAGCATAAATGCAAATAATTGAAAATAAAAATTGGGATATAGTGTGTGGCTTATAACAATTAATAGAAATATAAAAATGCCTGTCATAAAGTGAATAGATCCTAAAATGTAGCCTAGCGCTTCTCCTTCAGTTGTTAACCATTTGTAAAAAAATGTTATTGACGTTCTTGTTAATTTTTCAAGAGTTTCAATAATAAAAGTTTTGTCAATGTTTATAGTTATTTTCATTGTACTTAGATAGGCCTTGATTTGTGAGCCGTATACGTAACATCGTCTCCAACTTTGAAATTGTGCATCTTCGGATTGAGATACGAATTGTCAGATACAGTTGTTGTCGTGTTCCAAATCTTGATAATAGAAGAGGGGCCTTTTGGTGAGAGAGTAATGCCGACGAGAGTCTCTTTGCGAGAGCTCATCAGCTCACTTGACACACAATGAACCATCATATCTACAAAGACCGTATAAATATCCGTTGAATCAATCTTCTTTGACCAGGCGCCACCTGCTTCATTCTCCGGAGAATCCCACTTGGGGCGAAATCCTCGGCGCATAAAGAAGAACATGCCTGATTCCCAAGCTTCCTTAGAAATACTGTCTATCACGGTCCAGAATTGCTGAGGAGTGCTGATGTCTGCAATCTTTACATAAGATTCCAGAGACCAATCCTTGTTTTCCGGATCATGATACCACAGAATCCAAGAATAGGTGAATTTTGTGGTCTCTATTTTTGATCCCATTTTGTATTTTATACCATCATTTGCGTAAATGTGAAACGGATTCGTTTTTCACACAGGATATTGATAACATATAAATGGCAACCCTTACAATTGACGCTATGTATTCTGTGAGGTTTGGGCCGAAGCTTCCACTTCCTCAAATCGTTCAGGATAATATTGCAAGACTAAGAATTACACCTGTTCCGTACCGACCGGTACGAACCTTTGTGCGACACACGTATAGAAGTCGTCCATCTGCAGCTGTCCAATCTGAAAACTGGCGACAGGCTGCTCTGGTGGATATTGTTCGCAAAGTTCGCGAGCGCGAAGATCCTGAATATTCGGAGATCTTCGGTATCTTCAACAAGATCAGTCCCGGAAACCTAGAAAAGCTTTCTGGAGATGCAATCATATTCATGCAAAAGCGTGATGAACAATTTCGTCTTCGTGTTTCTGCTCTTCTGTTTGACAAGGCAATTACGCAGCCGTCATTCTCTGCCGTCATGGCCGAGTGTGCAGCTCGTATCAACGAAGTCATTCCGGGAGTTTCCGAAGATCTTCAAAGTCAAGTTGAAATGTTTCCAAAATTGTATGACATGACGGAAACTGTTACATTCCCTGATTCGGGAGACGAAAAGTTTGAAGACAAGGTTATTCTCTGGATGAAGCAGAAGGAGAAGCGACGTGGGTATGCAAAATTTATGATGGAGTTGTTCGCGAAGAACCTCATCTCAGAAGATATTGTCAAGCACGCTCTTGAACAAGTTGTTCGTGAACTAAATGAAGTTGCTCGGCAGAAGTCTACAGAACAGACCACCGAGAATACAACTCAATTTGTGGAGTTTATCTTTGAAACATCCAAAAAGGTGAAGGGTGTTCTCAAAGATCAAATGAAAACGGCTGTACAAGAAATTCTTGCAGTTCCGAAGGCAGAATTGCCAAGTCTAAATATGCGTTCCAAGTTCAAATTGGAGGACGCGTTTAAGGAACTGAATAAGAAAGACTAAGGATAGACAAATGGCGGTTCCTTCTGCGAGTGTACTTCTGCGCGCAGCACAAGTTGCAATTGATCAAGATAAGCCTATTTACCTTGATTACTATACTGACAGCGTTGAGAAGAAGTGCTGTATTGGAGTTCAGGAGTCTACCAAGTATCTTGTGAAGTCCGATACCGAATATACGTCCTCGATTGAGAACGTTTTTAAGTGCGATAACTGTTATATCATCGCAACCGAAAACAGCCTTTACATTGTTTCGGCCGATATCCCTATCAAGAAGATCCTGGCATCTAAAGATGAGTAAAGTATTAGAATAATGCAGTATCCGCCGCCTCATTACTTGTTTTTTGAACCTCTCAACGATATAGAAACTTTAAAGCTTTGGAGTTTCTATAAAGAAAAACACGGAACAACGTGCGAGTTTGATTTGGTGGATGCAGCAGAAATGAATTCGGTAGACACATTTTCACCTTGGTTCGAAAATTGGATTGTGCGCGTCCCCAATTCGCAAACAACTCGGTTTCGGGTTCTTCTCATTTTGCATTCCGAGTTCCTGACCTACTCGTGTCAGCAAATGCTGAGACGTTCTCTGGAACAGCGCTCCTTCAAGTGTCGCGTTTGGTTTCACATTGAGGATCCATCAACTATACAGCCCGCAATTGTGAGTCGCTGTGTTGTAAAACAATTGCCTGCTCACGTGCATTCTCCAAAAATTGTTGCATCTACATAAATGCAAATTATTGTTATTCTCGCCTACATTCTGATTGCGATGGCCATTTATCGTCTTGCTATGACTGGCGGACGCTGCCCGGGTGGATGGATTACGTTAGCGATCGGAGGTGCGATCCTCTATAGTCAGAGGCGTTAGTTGAAAATGAATTTTTCACAAACGTGGGTATAAGCATCAAAAAATGAAGATTCGTGTCTTTACAGATGGCGCTTGTTCAAAGAATGGTCAGGAAACAGCAAGAGCTTCTTATGCATTTTGGCTACCCGAGCATAAAGAGCTTTCCAAGGCAGACTTTGTTCCAAATACTCAATTGCAAACAAACAATCGCGGAGAACTTCTTGCGATTTATGAAGCCGTTAAGTGTATCCAAGGGAACTTTCCTGCAAATGAAGTAGAACTTCAAGTTTATACCGATTCTATGTATGCAAAAAATTGTTTGACCGTCTGGCTTCCCGGATTCATCGAACGAAATTGGAAAACGTCTGGGTATAAGGGATCTGCAAGTTCAGATGTAAAAAATAGAGACTTAATTGAGGAAACTACAAAACTGTTTCCCAAGTTTAAGTCGTATGTTTTGACGTATGTTCCAGCACACACGGGAGGAGAAGATGAGCTCAGCAAACATAACGAGGTTGTTGACCGTATGGCGGTAACTGTTCTGAATCCGGAAGCTGCAAATGTAAAAATTATTCATACAAATGTTCAGAAGCCTATCGAAGGATTTCCGATTGATTTAATGGGACCTCCACTCGCAGAAGATAAACTTATTGCGTGGTGCAGAAATCATTTGGACAAGCTGGATGAAGATACACTAAATGCGGCACTCCTACAAGTAGCGACGAAAACTCTTAAAAAGAACGGGTTCACTCTTGAAAAACAAAGACTTCACAGATCGGCCGTATATCGTCTGACCGCTAATAATTTAATCGCAGAGGGTGCTAAAGTAATAAAAGAAGAATGAACGGAACAATTTATCACATGTGGTCGCCGACTTGTGGGCCCTGTAAAACGCTCAAACCTGTTTTTGAAGATTTGAAGGAGGAGTTTCCACAGTTCACATGGGTGTCTGTGAATACTCATGATGATAAACTTGGGATTGCAAAACAGTTTGGAGTTCAATTTGTTCCGACTCTTGTAATCGTTGTGGTTAATTCGGAAGGCAAGGTTGTTCTTTCTGAGAAAAAGACCGGATCAAACGTTGCTGACTTCTATCGTCTTATTCGTAATGGTTTGAAGCTTATTCAGTCATAACTTTTGTTTTTAACTTGCCATTTTCAAAAGATTCACAAATAAATTCTCCATCGCTGCTACCTGCTGCACATGTACCAACGGTTGGAGTTGTACTTCCCAAAATTGGAGGAGATCCAGTTGCACTCGCACTTGCTTTGGGTTCCAAAACTTCAGACGCAATAAGACCAACCAACCCGCCATACATAGCTGGAGCAAGAAGACCAGCTATTGCTTTTCCTGGAGTCAAACATTTTTGTGCATTAAGAACTGCTGCATGCAGACCATAGAGTGCACCATAAAATGTCCATATAGGCCAAATTGCATTCGTATTAGCTGCAAATGTCATTGTAGGAGAAATAAACCCGCCTGATAATTTTACTTTGGATACGTATGCTGCAATATATGCAACTGCTGACAGTGTGGACATCATAGGTTGAGGAACCAAATTTGAAGTAAAGGCTGCGAGTCCTGGAATTTCACAAGCATAATTTTCTACAATTGGAGTTACTCCTTTATTGAAAAATATAGAGACAATCCAGTTGATGAAAATACTTGAAAATCCAACAATGCTTGCAGGCGTAAATTGTAATTTTTGAGTTATGATATCAACGAGCGGACCAAACAAAAATAGAGCATACGGCAAAAAGTGGTACAAAATTAATGTAATATGAGTTATTACTTCTGCAGGCTTGGCTCTTTCTGAATATCTAGCCAAAATCCCTATAAATCCAAGAGCAACTGCTCCAACAATAACACCAACTAATGCCCCGAGATATGGATCGCTAATTGTTGTAGCTCCACTATACGATGGTATAAATACAAGAGCAAACGCAATAATTGACACAACAATAACAAGCAGAGCGGCCGCCGAATTTCCACCTAAGCCAGTAGATGTTTTAAAATACGAAATTGTATTCGCTCCCAAGGAGCTCATAAAAAATGACACTAATCCAAATATTAATATACCAGCAATACCTGCAGCTCTAAGCCCTGTTTTTGTGGAGCTGTCAGTCGATTGTAAAACAAAGCTTAAGGTAAAAATTACAATTGATAAAAATGCTCCAAGAGTTGAAATTCCACCACCCCATGTCCATGACGAATAAAAAGGCACACTAGGAGGAGGTGAAGGTACACTTGTAGTTGCTGGAATAGATGTTGTAGCTCCCATATTGCTTATTTCTCAAGATACAAAATAGTGCTAGACTTACAAATGAGTATTTATAGCTCATCGACTACGTGGACTTGTCCGACGAGCGATCAAAGTCCCATCAATCTATCACAATCTTCAGCAAAACCTTGTGATTTATTATGCGAACTTGTTATTGATGACGCAATGATTGCACAGGCGAATGTTATGATTTCGGATGAAGGTCTTATTCTTCAAAATACAGCTGGGTTAGGAAGTTGCAAATACAACGGAGAAGGATATACTTGCAATCTTTTACTTGTGAACCATCCTAGTCATCACACGATTGAAAATATTCAGGCAGACGGCGAGGTCATTGCAGTTTTTACGAACCCGACTGGAAAGTATCTATGCGTAAGTTCTCTATTTCGTGTTAATCCTGCAGAAACTCCGTCAACCCATTTTTTTACGTCATTCATCCCATATGCAGATGCGAATCAACAGTATGTTCCGGTTAACCTGGGAGAAAATTGGAATCTCTCCATGATGGTTCCCCCAAACGGAGCACATTATGTCTACGACGGATCGCTGGTCGCTCCTCCGTGCCAACCATCCAAATGGGTTGTCTTCAAAAGTATGATCAACATTGATGCAAACACATTTGCTCTTCTTGTACGAACTGTTTCTCCTGGTTCAAGACCGATTCAGGCTACAGGAACTCGTGAAGTGTTTTTTAATGACATTGAGCACCTTGCAGGAACTCCGATGGCTCATGGCGACAAAAAATATATGCGTTGCCGAAAGGCAGGTGCCCCCACAAAAGCCGTAAAACCTGTTGAGGCTTCTCCTCTGAAGGAGAATGCTCAAAAGAATACAAAAAACTTGGCCGACCGCATAGTCGAATACACGACCACACAAGTTAAAACAAATGGAGCAATGTACTATTTAAGTGGGGTGCTGGGTCTTCTTTCTTTGGGTGTTGGAATCTATGCAGGTTATTCTATGTTTTTCATTGGATCGTATGTTCTCAACTTTTTCCAGTATCTGCCGTCTTATATCTACAAATTTTTCATGTTTTTCATACTGTTCTTCTATAACTATATTTGGTACCCATTAACAAAAAAACCTGAAACGGTTTAAGATCGTTCGTCCCAGCAGGTTTCATGAAGCTCTTTATCATCATTCCAAACAGTATCACTGGTTTCCTCTTCAGACTCCTTTTCAAGATCTTCATCAGCAATTTCGGTTAACGTCTTGCGCTTCTTGCGAACCTTCTTCTCAACAAGAGTCCATTCATCATCTTCGGCAGAAGTAGGCTTGATAGCCTCCTCCTGTTGTTCTTCGGGTTCAACAAACCGTCTGATATTACGAAATCTTGGCAAAGCTCGCACAGTAGGAACAGAATGAGTTTCCAGCTCTACCTTTTTACGAGTAGCTTCATCGTCTGCTTCCTTCTGAGCCTTCTCACTCCATTCACGTGCTTTTTCTGCAAAGGAAGTTGTTCCTCCCCATACTCGGTAGGTAGTCGGGGCACTACCAAGAGCTGGAAATTCATCTTCAAACTTTTTTTCCGGCGGAGGAAGAGGAGGAGGAGCTACAGCGGGCTTCTCATTCTTTCTCATTGCAGGAGGTACGTACCTTGAAGACATTTTTATTGTTTAATACAACCTTCATTTAAAACAGAATCCATTTTCATTCGATGAAAACGAAAGTAATAATGGCAGGAACTAAATCATCAAACATGGTATCAGGAATTCTTGTAGCTGTATCAGGTTCTGTGAGCGAACTTGTCATTCCTCCCAAAACCTCAGATGTTCTTGAATGGATCCGAAAGAAATACCGAAATAGCGGTATTCAATTTCAAGGAAAAATTCAGGACCCAACAAAGGGAACTCGCTGGTTGAGTGTATTTGCGTGTATTTCAACTGATGATGAAAATGTGAATCAACATATGCTTCCAAGCCCGTTTGACGAGGAAACATATGTAGGACCAATTGTTGTTCTTGCAACCGAATCGGAGGATCAGGATGATTATGAAAAGTCTATTGCTTCTTATGTTTCTCTTACAACTGATGAATATGAAACGCTGTATGCAGAGTGGACATTTGACATTGAAGAAGAGGAGGAAGCTGCAGATGATCTAGAACTTGATGAAGATGCGGAAGATGAAGAAATTGAAGTTGAGGATGTGGAAGAGGAAGAAGTTGTTCAGCATGTCAAACCCGTACATGTTGCAAAGCATACGACTGTAAAGTCAAACGACATCTACGTTCCGTGTGCGATCCGATCAAAGGTGGTTGAAAACTTTACCGAACTGCTAGAAAGCGAAGAATTGGCGGTAGAATTTGAGTTAGCACTTCTTCGTGTTGTAAGCGATACGGCAACAAAAGAAGAAATTGATAAGGATTGGAGCAATAAAACATTCTGGAATTTGTATAGAAACAAGGCTGTTTCTCTGTACGAGAACCTTCGTGGAAAAGACAGTTATGTTCAAAATAATGAAAATTGGCTTGAAAATTTGAAATCAAAAAAGATGTCGTGCGATAAATTTGTGGAGATGTCAGCGATGGATATGTGTCCACAGCGCTGGAAATCCATGATTGAGAAAATTATTGAAACAGAAAAGAAGCTTTATTCCAAGTCAGATATGGCGTCTATCGTTATTTGGTGTTCTGGCTGCAAGAAGAAATCTAAATGCACATACTATCAAATGCAGACTCGTTCTGCGGATGAGCCTATGACGACATTCGTGACATGTTTGGAGTGTGATAAGAAGTGGAAGTTTTAATTGACTGTAATAAATTATTAATTTAAGAGTGACAAATAATGGAGTGGGTCTACGATTCACCGTTATCAAAAGATGAACGAGACGCGTATATAGGATTGAAAAAAGAGCTCAAAAAGGATTATGTTGCAAAGAATACTGTAAAAGTTTTGAGTCTTCTTGCTTTTTTACGAAAGCACCGATTTCGGTCAGCAGAAGAAATTCAAAACTCGGTATTCCTCGACGCAGAAAAAACAAAGCCGATTTTTGATGCAAAAACTGCAAAGAAAGTCTTTCAAAGTTTGAGACACAAAGGAGGAAACTCCCGCGGAAATTTTCCATTTACGGATCGCGTTATCAAAGATTTGCTTGGAACTGTAACTCCCGATTTTATTGAAAACCCCGTTGTAAATCTTCATTCAACATTTTTGAAGAATCCAACGGAAAATATCAAAAATTGGGTTCCCGTTCTGAAACTTGCATCGAATGTTGTTCATTCTGGAACATCAATTGCTGCAAACAACGTAGCCGCTGTTGGAGAAGGAATCGGCGGACCTATCGGAGCAACAATTGCTGCACCAATCATAGCTCTGATGAGTGCCCCCAGTGGATTGCTTGCAACTGCAGAAGGTGATCTTGGTCAGCTGGCTGCAACGATGTTGGCAGTTGTTCCAGTTGCAGGAGATCCCGCAGCAAATGCATTAAAACAAACAGAATCTATGCTAAAAACTGCAGTAGATAGCGGGAGTGATTTGCCTTTGATGATTCCTTATGTGGGATCCTATATCCAAGAAAAGCGCAATGAAAAATTACAAGATGCTCAGCGCTTGGTATCACAGCCTCAGGGCGGCAAACGGTTTTCAACACAGAAACATAAGTACAACAAATGGCGGAAGACAAGACGGAACAAGTCCGCGAAAGTTTGAAGACCTGGATTGGTCTCGACGACCAAGAGCGCCAACTGCGTGCACAAATTAAAACAATTCGTGAACAGAAGTCTCGTATTTCTTCTGAAATTCTTGGATTTATGAAGGACAACGAAGTTGACAATTTTGCGCTGGAGGGAAATGGTGTGGGAACGATCAGTCGTACTGTCAGGATGTCCAAACCTCCTCTTCGTCGTGAAACAATTCGTACACAGCTTCTTCTGCAGTTTGCAGACCAGCCTCATCGTGTTGCTGAAGCCCTGCGCGCTATTGAGGGAATTTCGGAGGGAGCCGAAGATATGAGCGCTGGTGGAACTGCTCGTGAGCTTCTGGTTCGCAGACTTCCTCGCGATAAAAAAACTATGGCAATTTAAATTTGCTTTAGAGCTTCTTTTGCAGCCATTTGTTCTGCCTGTTTTTTCGTTGGAGCACTTGCGGTTCCAACAATTTCTCCATCTTTGTCCACCACCGCCATTGTATACAAATTCGGTGTTGAAGAAAGAGTTTTGTACGTCGGAGTATAGTGATACTTCGCCTGATAAATCTTTTGCAGTTGTTCTTTGTAGTTGCGATTGTTCATCAGGATTTTTGGAATGTTGATGTACGTTTCGATAAGACCAATAATAAAGGAAGATACAGCCTTGAAATTGTATCCACTATCAACCCAGAGAGCACCAATAAAGGCTTCCAGGATATCTCCTAATTTTTTTGTGTTAGTTCGTCCACTGCACGCATCTTCGTTGTGTCGGGAAATGATGTAAAACTTGTCCAGCCCAATCCTCTGCGAAAGAAACCCCAGCATTTCGTTGCAGACAAGTTCCTTCTTCAAGTTGGTTAGGAATCCCTCATTTTCAGACGGGAAACGTTTGATCAAATAAGATGATACGACGACACCCAATACCGAATCACCTAAATGCTCTAGGCGTTCGTATGAGGTATCAAACAAAGGCAGACAACCATTCGGTTTATCTGCTAGTTGCGCTACTTCTCCTGTTGGCGTTATGTATTCTGATCGCTTTACGTAAGATGAATGTACCATTGCAGTCTGATAAAGGGATACATCACGAATTGTAAAGTCAGAAAGGATCGCTTGAATATCGTGTTTGGTAAACAAGCGATTCTTTGTGTTGTAAGGATTGTATACTGCTGAAATTGGACTGCTCATGATTTTTTAATGCTTTCTGTGTTTAACTCGGTGAGTCCGTTTTTTATGTTGCTTCGCAGTCTTGCGCTTGCGATGCTTCTTTCCACCTGTGGGACCCGTGGGACCCGATCCAGCAAAAAAGTTTGTTATGTTTTGAATGATAGACGTGGGGCCTGTGGGACCGGTTTCCTGCAAAAATGTGGGTCCGGTAGCTTCGGGTACAACAGGACCAGTAGGTCCCGTGGGCTCAACAATCGGAGGAGATGGTTCGGGAACAGGATTCACTTCAGGGATAACAGGTTCTTCACCACCTGTCATAACAGGAACAGGTTCGGCTGTAGGAGATCCAAGTTCTTCCTCAATTGCGGAGTTCAACTTCTTCCAATTCTGATAAAAAAGAGCTGACTCCGAAGGATTTGAGGTCTTTACAGATCGTAAAGTATCTCGTAAAGCCTTCTCGATTTCAGGCTCAAACTTCTCAATAAGAGAAGGTAATTGATTCTTTAGCAAGCTCAGCGCCATTCTTATTCATTCTCAATATTTTCATCTCGGACAAACCGTGTTAGCTTGAAGTCATTAGATACTGAGTTAGCCTTTTCTTGTTGAATAATATACTTCAAACAATCTTCTGCATTTGGATGACGATTAGTTGCAAAATAGTTTGCAACGTGAAGCGATAGATCTTTCTTGGAAAGGTTCCATCCCTTTGACCATGTTTCAGGACGCTGGATCTTAATTCGAGATCCGTCCTCAAGCTCCATAACTGTATGCTGTGCAAAGTAAGGACTCTTCAGGTAATCTGTAATTTCCATCTCCGCAATCTTTCGCTTCTCTCGGAGTTCAAAGATTCGCTTGTTAATAGTGCGAACTTCATCGTCCAAATCGCGAAACCTGCGAACAGAGTTCTTGAGCTTTTGCAATTCACCGGTTGACTCCATTTTTTTAATATACAAAACTCTTGTTAAACATAATCCGTTTTTGAAATAAGGATGTATCTTGATAAAAAAGAGATTGAAAATCTTCGGAATGTGTACAATTCTGAACACACGGCAGAGTCAGAAATTCCACCTGGCGATGCACAAACTGTTTGGAATGAGTTGAAGGAACGCTTCCATGCTCATTGCAAAACAGGAACTTCCGAATGTGTTATCGTATCCATGCTTTCCAAGCCAAAGGCTCCAGATGCGTGGGCAACAAATCCAGAAGAATGGTTGTCTGGCGATGATATTGACGGTGTAGAAAAACAGTTTCAAAAAGTGTTTGCAAATTATCAATTTCTTGGAACATTTCCAATTGATTTTGATAAGAAATCTCAAACCGGAAAATGCTTAATAACTACACTTTGTTCTCTTGATATCAAAAGCTTGTACGACAAAGGAATAACTCAAATTGGAATTATTTTTAATACGGACGTAAGCACAGGTCCAGGAGAACACTGGGTTGCAATTTTTTGCGATTTGGGTCCTGAATTTGAGTATCCTCGTATAACCTATTTTGATTCTTATTCTCAAAAACCTGAAAAAGAAATTAAAGTTCTCATGAAACGATGGAAAGAACGCTGGGATGCTCTTGGTATTCATAAACAACCGATGGTTCTCAGCTATAACAAAACTAGACATCAATACGAAAATTCGGAATGCGGAATGTATTGCTTGTACTTCCATCTTTGCTGTCTTCTGCAACTTCCAATGGAAAAGCGAATTCCAGATTCAGTCGTGAGAGGGTTTCGTGGGATGTTATTTCGTGTTGGTAGAAAATAATGGATCAAGCCAATAATCCTCGCTTTCCACAATGGGCAATATTGATTGTTATTCTTTTGGTTGTTGTAGGATTGTCAATCGGAGTTGCATATGCAGTTATCCCAAAAGAGAAACATGCAATAAACACTGCAACCAACAATTTTAAATCGTATCAGCAAGTTACTCGTTTAGCACCACTTGGGTGTCCGACTCCCTATAGATCTTGTGATTATTATATGGCAAGTTCGTCATACTCGGTATTTCCGGGGAGTAAAATTTTTGATTATGTTTCTGATCAAGTTTTGCCGTTGGTTATCAAAGCAGGCGCTCGTCTTGTTGAGCTGGACATTTATGCAGATGAAGCAGGAAAGCCTGTTGTCGGGTTGAAGAATGAAAAATTGGGGGTTGACTACGCGAGTAATAGTGTTTCATTTGAATCCTGCTGTGTTTCTATTGCAAACAATGCGTTCAACAGTATTTCTAGCCCAGTTTCTAGCGATCCGTTTGTTCTCAGTTTGTCATTCCACACAAACAAGACAGATGTTATTAATGCGTGTGCTGAAATTTTGAAAACAACCTGTCGGTCTCACATGCTGGATGAAACATATGCCTATCAGCGAAAGAATATCGCGATTGAGCCTATTTGCAATCTGCAAAGTAAGTTGATCATCGTGAGCGGAGGTTCAATGAAAGGAACTCTCATGGAAGAACTTGTTAATATGTCCTGGGACACGTCTCACTTGCGTCGTTTGACATACAGTCAGGCATCACAGCCTCACGATGCAAATGAACTTATCAACTTCAATCGCAACAATATAACGATGGTTGTTCCTGATATTGAAGGTGACTTAAACAATTATAATCCTCAAATTTTATTCACATACGGTTGCCAGTGGATTATGATGAACTATGGCTCTATCGATAGCATGATGGAACTTTACATTTCAGAATTCCAAGAAAACAGCTTGGTTCTCAAACCCGACGGATTGCGCCCACTCAAGCCCAAAAAATACAAAAAACCATCGCTACCAGATCCGAACGTTTCGTTCCAACCTATGCAACAAATTAGCCCAATCTACAATATCACAGTATAATAAATGTCGTTTATCTGGACAAGAAAATTCACAAAAGTTGCACCGACTCCAGTTATAACAAGCGCAGAAGTTCGGGCTGTAATCGAAATTCAGGAGGTGAAGGTTCCTTCTTACACGCCTGAACCAGATAAAATCTCAGTTATAGAACATAAAAATGGCGAGTGCTTGGTTAGCTCACGTGAAGAAGACGATGCGTTCGGAGGCGGGCAAGAAGAAGTCCATGGGCAAGAAGTGGTTCTCCCACGTGCTGAAGACAGCGAAGGCGTCCTACAAGAAGGGACCTGCGACGGGGAAGAAGACTCGTCGCCACTCGCGTCGTTAAAAAAATGATTATTACTAACATATAAAGACAAATGGGCGGTGGTTTATTACAACTCGTTGCATACGGCGCACAGGATGCCTACATAACCGCAAATCCTCAAATCACTTTCTGGAAAGGGTTATACAAGCGTCATACGAATTTTGCTATGGAACCGTTCCGAGTAAGTTTTACCGGACAGCCCAGCTGGGGGACAAAGCAGAGCGCGGTCATCAGTCGTCATGCAGATTTACTCTACTCTACATATGTTGAGGTTGTTCTGCCTTATTATGCAGAAAACAGCACGACCATTGCAGCTCTCTGGAACAATGCGGGAGGTCGTCTCGGCTACAACCTCATCCGTTATGCTGAACTTGAAATCGGCGGCCAGCTGATTGATCGTCTGTATGGCGAGTGGCTCTATCTTTGGGATTCTCTGACGAGCGACGTGTCCACGTCCATGAAGACCTACCAGATGGTGGGTGGTGGATTCACTGCAGGCGCAACCGTTCTGTCAAACCCCCAGCAGTGCGGGAACAGTGGTAAGCCGGCACTCCCCAACGTATTTTATATCCCGCTGTACTTCTTCTTTACCAAGAATCCCGGTGCGGCACTCCCTCTCATCGCTCTTCAGTACCACGAGGTAAAGGTCAATCTCCTCTGGAACAAGCCTCAGTCTATTTCTGGCAACTTTTCAACTACAGCAATTTCTGGAGGAGCTGCAAATGGGTACACTGTAAACATGCTTCCCAACCCCGTACAGGCTGCTCTCTACATTGATTACATCTATCTGGATGTTGAGGAGCGCCGTCGTATGGCGCAACAAAGCCACGAGTACTTGATCGAGCAGACGCAGTACAACGAGGATAAGGGTGTCTCATCATACAACAACCGTATTGATCTCACGTTCAACCACCCCGTCAAAGAACTTGTGTGGGTTGTACAGCCTTCAAGCTACACCAACTGCAGTATAAACACGTCTAGCCCATCAACCTTGACCCCTTTTACGTACGATCAGGAAATCGTGTACGATCAGCTTCTGCAGATCAACGGCCAGGATCGCATGGATCGTCGCTATGGCGATTACTTCAACAAGGTTCAGCTCTACCAGCACCACACCGGCTTTGGTAATACTATCGTTTCTACCACGGATATTCAGGCTCCCCAGCCTGGTATCTACATGTACTCCTTTGCGCTCCGCCCCGAGGAACACCAGCCTTCCGGTACCTGCAACTTCTCTCGCATTGACACTGCTACGATTGTCATGAATCTCAGCGGTGCATATGTTGTTGATGAGAGCACTGATGCGACCTACGAAGTGCGCGTGTATGCAGTTAACTATAATATTCTCCGCATCATGAGCGGAATGGCCGGATTGGCATACTCCAACTAATCGACATACCTTTTACCAAAACAAATTTTACAAACTTCCTGAGGATCAAATCGGTCGTTTCCAGTTTCACTGCAAGAAGTGCATTTGCGTTTGGCATTTTGTTCATCTGAAACTTTCTTGAGCTTTTCAAGATACAGGATCGCATCCATCAATTCTTCTTGCATATGCTGAACCCAATCCAAATATGAAAGATCGGTACGATCTAGATTTGTTCCATATTTTCGCTGACCAAATTCAGATCGTTGTTTGAATTTTTCAACTACAGCAGCAACAACAGAGTCCATCTTTAAACTAAAAATGGACTCTGAGTTTAAACACTATACTACTTCTAATTTGATTTATACTTTTTGTTGTAGTTTACCAGTCCATCATAACCTCCTCCAGAGCAATATTTCCTTCTGCCTTTTCTGCTTCTGCAACTTTTGCATTTGTAGCCGCCAAATCAGCTGTAAACACTGATTCTTCCTCGTCGGCTCCCTCAGGAAGTTTCGTTTCATCAATCAGAATATCTACAAATCCAGTTCCACATGGAGGCTTCTGTCCGAACATGATGTTCGCAGAAACACCGCGCATATTATCAAAATCTGCAGAGACTGCTGCGTTGAACAGATGCTTGGCTGTTTCTTCAAACGACGACTTAGCAAGAACACCCATTTCATCATTTCGGTTCACGCCGGTACGATCTGCTGAGAGAATGTATCCTGGAGCTGTCATAGTATCAATGAGTGTAATCATGTGGTGATAGTTGACAGGCTCACGAACGAATACTTCCATGAACTCCTCGTACAATGCAATGCGTGTTGCTTCAATTCCGAAGACGTCCAGCACTTCATGAATATCGTTTGAAAATGACTTGAACGGATCTGTATTGGGATTCAGACCAATTTCTAGGAGGTTGGTTCCCTCTGCGTCCAGCACATACTGTTTGGTTGGAACGTATCCACCTACCTTTTCATCATAAATTAGCTCTTTGTTTGTTTCACGACGATAGACGCGCCCAATTCCAGAGACACCCGTAATAATCGTATCCAGAAGCTTGTCTTCAATAAAGCGAAGAGCAAGAACATTCTTGACAGTATCAGGAGTAAACGTAATGCGAAGAACAAGCTTGTCTGGGCTGTTGATATCACTGGGATAACATTCAAACACTTTGAGCGATTTATTATTTTGGATTGCAGTTGTAATCTTTGCCATATCAATTGCACCGCGAGATGCAGCAAGTTCCAGGGGATCAAGCTCCAAACGAAGAATCCAGGGGGATGTACATGCTGCGCCCTGTGCAACCGAGAAACGCTCATATGCCTTCAGGATTTCTGCATCTTCCTGCACCACAGTGCTGGATGACATGGGATCCGGATCATAATAAATACGAACTGATTTGGTAAGATTGCGTAGCGTTGTATTTTGGATTTCACGCATCGTTGCAAGAGCTGCCTCCTCTTGATCACGAACACCCGGAACAAGGTAGATGAAGCTTAGAGGATTCTTCGGATTCTGTGTCGCAGAAAGAAGCTCGCCAATACGGGGAACACCTTCAGTTGCATTCGCCTTAACAGTTCCAGCTGAGTGGAAAGTGTTGAGCGTCAACTGAGTTGTGGGTTCTCCAATAGATTGGGCAGCCAGAGTTCCAACCATTTCTCCTGCATGGACTCTTGAGCGCATATATTTGAATTGGATCTCTTTCAAAACTTCATCAAACATTTCCTTGGAAAGACGGTGCTCCAAAATAACCTTCTTGGGAGCCAAATAGTAGCGAAGCAGAATTTGAAACACTTTGTTAACACGAACAAATGACTTATTGCAGAGTGTCGCAAGCTCAGAAACCACATACTGAGGAGTCAAGTCAGTCTTGGTTGCATAAGGATTCTTGAACTTGTCCAGGATACGTTTGATGTGAACCGGCGCTTGAATACGGTCATTCTTTACGTAGCGGAAAACGTCTTTAACAAGCATTTCACGATCTTCCAAGATTTGATTCAGCATGTCGGGCGCCGGATCTTCAACATCTCCGTCAACCGCTTGCTTAAACTCTGCAGTCGTTGCAGCGTAATTTCGGTAGACATCTTCCAAACTCATGACTGCTAATTCACAAGGTTGAACTTCCACGCAAATGCTGTCAATTCCATCTCCGCCATAATTGAATTGGATAATACTTCCGTTGACATTTCGTACAGTCCCATCGTATTCCACATGAAGATCTTCCATATTCTTCACAAGTTTGCGCTGGATATATCCTGAATCCGAAGTCTTGACCGCAGTATCAATCAGACCTTCGCGTCCACCCATAGCGTGGAAGAAGAACTCGGCCGGACGAAGCCCAGCGATGAAGCTGTTCTCTACAAACCCACGAGATTCGGAACCATGATCATACTTTGCAAAGTGGGGAAGCGTACGATCCTGGAGCGTATACTGAACACGCTTACCCGCAACGTTCTGTTGACCGAGGAGTGCAATCATTTGGCTGATGTTGGTTTCATTACCCTTGGCACCCGACGCAACCATCTGCTTCATGCGGTTTTCATCCGAAAGCTCTTCCATTGCGATTTTGGAAGTGTTGGTAGCGATTTCGTTCAGTGCAATCATAATCTTGTTTTCCAATTCTTCACCCGCAGGACGTCCGCTGACGTTCACAAACTCACCTGAGTGAACACTGGAAATAAGATCAGCCACCTTTCGCTTTCCTTCCTGGATCGCTTTCCGGACGTATTCGTCCGTCTTCTGGTCTGCAATCAGGTCGGATGTTCCAACGGAGAAACCTTGGTGCAAATTGAATTTGGTGACAACCGCCTGTACATCGTTGATGAACTGTCCACAGCGTTCAGGTCCAAACTCGTTGTAGATCATATGGATTACACCATCCGACGCCTTGCTGAACGCACCCTTGTCTAGACGGCCTTTGATAAGCTTACCGTTCTCAATCTTTACACCACCGGAATGGTTCATCAGAGGGAACACGCTTGAAATAAGTTCGGGTGCGGTGTATGGACCGTTCTTGCGCTTGAAAGATGCGAGAGGCTTCTTTGTGCGTGCCAGAATGTTCATGGCAACATGCTCGGGAACCGTAAACTTTGGATTAGAAATACGGTATGACCCAGTCATCGTATCCTGCACAATTTCAATGATTGGCGCATTCTTGCGGGGTGAAATAATTTGACGGAGAACCGAAGCCAAATACTTCAGCTCCGTCGCAGCCGTAATAGACTGCGGAACGTGCATGTTCATTTCGTCTCCATCAAAGTCAGCGTTATACGGCTTGGTGGCCGAAACGTTAAGGCGGAATGTGGAGTAAGGCAGAACCTTGATTCGGTGGCATTCCATGGACGCCTTGTGCAGAGATGGCTGACGATTGAAGAGAACAACATCTCCGTCGATGAGGTGTCGGTGGACGATATCTCCTTCTTTCAAATCAATCAGCTCGGGGTTGATGAACTTCAAATTTACGGGACGCTTTTCAGCCTTAAGGAAGACTGACTTTGCACCAGGATGCTTGTGAGGTCCATTACGAACGTATGACATCAGACGATCACGATTGTACACCGACACAGTTTCGGGAAATGTCAAATTCATTGCGATCTCTTCGGGGACACCCAGTTCATCTAGGTCAATATTCGGATCAGGAGTAATGACGGAGCGTGCCGAGAAATCAACACGCTTTCCCATCAAGTTTCCACGAACACGACCAGTTTTTGCACCCAAACGAGACTTGAGAGTCTTCAGAGGACGACCTGAGCGCTGGGCTGCAGGAGGAAGTCCCTTAATATCATTGTCAACGTAAGTCGCAACGTGGTGCTGAAGAAGACTTGTCCACTTGTCGATGCTCTCACGAGAATCACCCTTGTCAATACGATCGCGCAACTTTTGGTTATCGCGAACAATATCGATCAATTTGTGAGTCAAGTCATCCTCCATACGCTGATTGTCATCCATAACAGACGGACGAACGGAGAGGGGCGGAACAGTAAGAACGGTGCAAACCATCCAGTCAGGACGACTAAACTTGGGATTGAACCCGATCAAATCAATGTGTCTATCGCTCATGCGCTGAAAACAGCGAAGAACCATTTCAGGCTGAAGCGGAATCGGAGGAGCTTCCTCGTCATACGTCTTTGCTTCAAGCTGAAGCGGTGCAACTGCTACGGTGCTTTCCTGACGATCTGCCTTCTTGATTGCCGGAGTTCCACAGTGAATACAATTTGATTCCTTATTCTTGAATGTCTTCGTTGTTTCGCGAACTGCATCAAACCGATCAATGCCAGTAAATCCTCGTTCAATCTTTTCGAGAGTTTCTTCGGGAAGATAGGGATTTGAGCAGTTCAGGCATACAATTTGCAAAATCTTTTGAACATGGTCTAGAAACTGGTATAGATACACCGGACGTGCCAGCGTAATATGACCAAAATGGCCGGGACACAAAATATTCGTTTGCTTACAGGTAGGACATACTTTACCATTCTCAATAACTCCAAAGCGAGCGTCAAACACTCCGCCCGGAACAGGTTGATTGCCTTGGTAGGTCTTATCTGTAATAACTTCTACAACACTGCGTTTCACAATGTCTGCAGGGTTTGCGATTCCAAATTGGACTCCGATAATCGTATCGCCCATTGTATATGCTATTATCTATTGTCTTTAGATTGTTCCGTTTTCATACACCGATCGTTATTTTTAAGGTAGCTGTCCAAAAATCATCGTCTGACAAAATTTCTTTTACCGCTGCTTCAGGAAATTGTTCTCCCAATTGCATCGCCCAGCTTTCAAACTCTGGACCCATACGCTGACGAAACTTTCCTTTGTCGCGAATGCGAAGCCGTTTCATGTCATGATAAATTTTGATTGCAATTTCTTCGGTCTTATAAGGAATTTCACTATCGTCTTTGAGTCCTCGAACTACAGAAAGCCACTCTTCCATTTGAAATTTCACATAGAAGAATAAGATGAAGAAATTACGTTTAAAAACTATTCGTCGATCGCACAAAAAAGAAAAGAAATGGGATGCGGTATTTGTAAAGCCGGATGGAAGCGAAAAGGTTGTTCCCTTTGGCCAGAGAGGCTACTCAGACTATACGAAGCATAAAGATAAAACGCGTAAACAGCGATATATATCTCGTCACAGTGGAATGGGTGAAGACTGGAAAAACCCAACAACTCCTGGTGCTCTGAGTTTGCACATTCTCTGGAACAAACCCTCGTTTAAGGCGTCTGTTGCAGATTTTAAGAAGAGGTTTGATCTCTAATGATTTACATATGAATTGGTAATTAACAGTGGTAGGTTGGCCGAGAGGTTAAGGCGCAGGTCTTAAGATCCTGTGGAGAAATCCGCGTGGGTTCGATCCCCACACCTACCATTTAGGGTGGACTTGTTAGTGGTAAAACTACCGTGAACATGTCTTTCCAGCCAAGCGTCTTTCCAGACTGCAAATAAAGTTTCATATTGCGAATGAATGATTGAATGTAAAAAAAGATAACGCTTCCGATAACAACTGGGTACCAGGGTTCCATTGATTGGAGCTAGTAAAAACGGATTCTAAAACAAACGGATTTAACATTTTAACAAAATGCCGTTCGGTAAATTTAGTCCAGCAGAAAGCCGTATGATTACCAATTCGCGTGGAGAGAAACTACCTCTAAACACGCCTGCTGGATATGCAGGCCTGTTTTGGGGAAAAGTCTTTCACGGAAATGGTCGTCGTATCAAAAACGCAGAAGACTACTTCTGCAATCTGGCAAAGAAGAACGGAGAAGACTACGAATACTTATATTGGGATATTATCGGTGAAGCAATTGATTTGTATTGTGAAAAGTATATAGCACCACTTATCAACGACCATGATCAATACCATTTCCAGTCTGGGTTTGGCGGCGATGAATGTGATGGTTTGATTGATTTCTGGCTTCCAGAACCAATTGCAAAAATGCCACCACTGCGAATCAATATTAACGGCAAGAACTACATTCTGCGCTGGGAATACTCGAGTGGAGATGAATAAAAATGAATTTCAATATCTCTTTTTAATTTGCGTACACAAATGGATCCTCCTGCAACTCGTCGTGAAAAGAAGAAAGATCAAAAAGAAAAAGGTCAGGGAAAAGATGGGAAGTATTCTCAGAAGCACGTGCGTCAAATGGAAGCTTTGAAAGAGAAAAAGAAATTAAACACGAAATGACATGTATGGATGTTTTAGACGATACATGATATATGAATTTTGATTTCCAATTAGAAGTCTCTCAAACGAATACCTAATTCTTGCGCGAGTGCTTGTGCTTTCGTTGATGACTGCTCTATACATTGGACCTTTCTGTTTTGATTCTTCAATGGCTGCAGCTTTTGCGGAAGACAAGCATTTGAAAACATATCGCTGTTTTTCTTTGAACTTGAGTTCCTTTGTTCTTTCTTCAACATACTTTGCAGTATCTTCTTTTAGTGTTTTCAAAGTTTCAACCAGTTCTCTTTTTGCATTTGTAAATTCTTGCATGGCATCGCGAACCGATTTTTCTTTTTTTACTTCGTCAAACAACTGACAAATAAGACCTTCTTTTGTTAACTCTTCTTGTAGTGTTTTGTGTTTATTGCAGCTTGGACAGTTGTGATTTGTCTTTTGTAGACATTCAACTATGCATTTTGTATGAAACGCATGGTTGCACTGTAGTTTGAAACATGTTTGGGTGGACGCATGCTCGTCGTCATACGCTTTCATGTCCATTTCTTCAAAACAGATTGCACATGTTTTATCCATTTAATAATGATTCTCTCGTTATTCTGAAAGTTCGTTTGTGATCTCTGTTTTTTGTGAACGTTCCACTCGGTAATTTTCTGCACGTCTTTCCACGGTACGTCTTCTTTTGACACCCCGACTTAAAATACATGACTCTGGCTACGTATCCTTTGTAAGACGGAATTTCAACATTTGCAGTTTTTGCAAGCGCAGACAGCAGGCCGTACATCCACTTCATATAGGCTCGGCGCGAAGATAGTGCAACTTCGTGTTCAGAAAGATAGCTTTGAAACGTTTTTCTTAAGTCTTCAAATGGATATACCTTTTCCAGTGCATGCATAAACTTGCGCTGTGTTGCCATTTGGATTTCTTCCGGTTCATCGGGATAATTTACAGCAACAGAAAACAGGAAATCACGACCCGGAATATTGTTGGGTTCCATAGATTCATATCTCTTTTTTACTTCTTCGAACGTTGGATCAGGGCCAGGATTAATAACAGCGGGGTCATCTTTGCATTGTGTCCTCAATTTATGATTAACTTTGTTGTGCAGTTCGTACAGCCACTTTCCAGTATCGCGTTTCATTGGAAGCTCATTCGTATACTGCGCCGTACTTTCTCTGCAAAACTTGCAAGGAAGAATGTCCTTCATCATCAGGAGAATCTCCTGTGGATGCGGTGAAAAGAATGCGATCAAATGAAATAATTGCCAACCACTGGGTCCGAAGAAGCGCGTGTCCATTTTAACAGTTATTTAATAGATAACATAATGATTGGCCTTATTTATAGGCTAGAGGGTGGTAATAAGTTTTATATAGGTTCAACGACGTGTAATTTAAAATATAGACTAAAGAAACATCGGTCTAAATCGAATGAATACCCAACAAACAATATTTATAAACATTTTAGAAACATTGGTTGGGAAAATGCAACTATATCTTTAATTAAAGAAGTTCAAATAAATGAAAGGAAACAATTATTAGAACATGAAAAAGATGAACTTCTAAAGGTTAAAGATGACGCAAATTGTTTAAATTCAAATATACCAATTTTAACCCTAGAAGAAAAGAAAAAAAGAGATTCAGAATATAGTAAAAACCGAAGACAAAGAAATCCAGAACGAGAAAGGGAGCGACTTCAAAAATGGAGAACAGAAAATCCAGAAAAACGTAAAGAACAAACTATTCGCGAACGTATAAAAAAGAATAATATTTGACATCATAATTCAATGAAGCATATTCATTTATGAGGTTTACTGTTTCTTTTTTGACTTTATCTACAACACTATCCAAAAAAAGAATGTATACTCAAAAATAAAATGGCAGGCCAGACGACAATCCTAACTTTTGCAGTTGCAATCTTTGTGGGTAGTGCGCTGAAGGATTTCTTCAACACTCTAACTCGTGATCTCGTTGCTCCCTTCATTGCGGCGCTTCTCCCGGGTGCTCAGCAGACTCTTGAAAAGATAACCATCCAGCTCGGCCCCATCAAGATCAACATTGGCGAGGTCATCAGTGCTACTCTGACGCTTGCGATTGCACTCCTGGTGGTTGCTTACACGCTTCCTTACCTCCGCGAATACTCTCCTGTCCGGGGCGGTGGCAAGTAAAATGTGTTAATTAAATAAAGATGGGAGTCATGGACAACATTAAGTCATTTTTTGGTTATCCGATGCAGTCAGCAGCGCAGCCGCTGAACACAGAAGTTCCCAGCGTTGCAACGACTGCGGGATCTAAAAAATTATTAAAGGTGGCCGGAGAAAAAAAGGGTTATACAATGGCGGGTGGAAAGCGGCTAACTCGTCGTCGTAAGAGCTCCAAGAAAACTCACAAACGTAAACATTAAACTTCAAGTTTGATATTTGTCCATCCTCCACGAGGAGGTTTACCAAACAATTGTTCTATTCTCTTTTCAAGGTCAAGAATGGCTAGACTTCTTTGGTCATTCTCGTCTTTCCACTGTTTGAACACACGGCGCAGCGTTTGCTTGTCTACAGGAACAACATCTGTTCCAGGCTCCCAATCGGAGATCCTCTCGCTGATAAACTTGGCAATTCCATCGTTATCATTGCGATACTCAGAAGTATACTCAAGAACCTTCTGGGGCGAAGGAAGCTTACGAAGTCCACGACCCTCCTTCAGAAGATGAACAAGGTACGACTGAAACGGAGTTGCCCATTCCACTGAATTTACCAGGAATTGAATGCTCTCATCCATCGGATATTCATTTATTGCAGTTGGGTTCGGAACAAACTTGGATGTAAAGTTGATAACAACCAAACGACGCCAAGTTCCACCATCTGTCGTGTTGATCTTAGGTTTTTCATTGCAAGCCAGGTGAAACTTCGCCTGTACTTCAAATTCTGTTCCTGACTTGAAGAGATCGCGAGCATACATCTTCTCACCCGATGTGATTTCCTTCATGAGACCGGTGTTGAGAGCAATCGCCTCGTCAGGCTCCTGCATCGTAACAAACCGGCGTCCCTTCAGTCGTGCAACTTCTGGGGCTGCTGCACCAGACCTTCCTCTCTTCTGGGTAAACAAAGTGATAGGTACAGTGCATGCATAATCGCCAAGAGCCTTTGACATCAAATTCATGATCATCGACTTGCCATTTGAACCAGACCCAGTCAGGATATGAAACTTTTGTGCTGTATTGCCTCCCAAGATATTCGTTGCCAAGTGCTTCAGAAAGTAATCACGAACTTCACGATCTGGCATAACTTTCTGAATAAATTGCTCCACCGCCGGCCATGCGGGGTATTCGTAGTAGGGACGCTCAGGTTCATAATCAATTCCAGTGCTGAACGAAATATAGTCCTCCGGCTTACCATCGCGGAATGCAAAGTTTTCAGTTGTCATATCTAGGACTCCATTGTTGAACGCGATCAAGTCCTTGTTTGCATCCACCTTCTTCGTAAACTCTTCGTCAAAGAACAGCTCACGACATTCCTTCATAATGTTTGCTTTGAAGGCAGTTTTCTTCAGCTGAGTAAAGACTCTATGAAATCCTTCCTTTTCTGCACTCATTTTACAGTATTCGCAAACACCACACTCCTGCTTGCTTTCTTTTTGTGTACACTCAATCAGCTCACGCTGGCTCATTTCTGTTGAAATTTTGCCTTCGCGTTCCAGAAAGATTGCAGCAATCTGTTTTGAAAGCTTCATAAGAAGATCAACCCCTGAATCAGTTTCACGCCAAATGTGTCCAGTCCAGCGATACCAAATGTTGTTCTTGAAATCTGCACACTTATACTGATCGCGGAACTTTGCATGAATAACACAGGCTACATCATGTTCTGTTCCAGATAGCGCAGCTGCAAGAAGACGATTCACATTGCTCTTCTCAATTTCTTCATATCCATCCCGGTCATCTTCACGGGACCAGGTTCGCAGAGATCCCTCTCCCAGACGATCTCCGTCGTTGCGGAATGTTAGTGCGTTCCACTTTTGAATACAGTCCGCTTCATTGTATTTGTCTGCATTCTGTGAACTGAAGTCCAGAAATACGTCAAGCAAATCAGGATGAATGTTGTGCAAACAGAGCGCAACTTTAACCCACGTATCGTAATTATCTGCACGCTCGGGATTCAAATTCATAATGTGAGCTCGGAGATACTCGCGCTTTTCAGGATCAAGCTGGATGAAGATTCGGCCGTTTGGAGATGATGCGCGAGAACCAGGCTTGTCTCCTCGCTCTAGAGGTCTCCCCGCACGAGGTTTCCCTCCTGAAATACGCACATCTTCCTTTCCTGCTGTTTTTGTGTTTCCGTAAAGAGCTTTTCCTGCTTCGGACATTTCAGTCTCAGGCTTCTCGTCGCGAAGAGACAACTTTTTCATAAGTTCAATTCCAAATTCTGGTTTTTCGTTCAGAATGTGGATATCATCATTTTCAAATCTGAGGATGTATGCAATTTTGTAAGGCATAGAATCAGGATCAGCTTTCTGAGACATATACAGGGTCCACTGCTGTGAGCGATTCAGAACTTGTTCGTCATAAATTTTTGACCAGTCATCCTTGATGGGAAGATTTGGAAAGAACTCCGACATGCGTTTCAGAAGATTGCGACGAACGCTCTGTTCAATATATTTCTTTGTGCAAACGTTTGGAACCACGATGTGAATTCCCGATTTGTATCTCTCCTTTTTCTTATCAATCGTAGGACGATTCTTCTCCATGACATAGATATCCGTCTGTGCGGGAAGATTCAAATATTCCTTCATAGATTTTATGTATGCAGATGTAAAAGCAATAACCTGCTCCTGCGTGTGCAGATGCTTTCGTGTTGGAACATCATAAATGAAGTCCAGGTCTACACGCAGAGGCCCTACTTCACGAGGCTTTTCTGTTAAATACAACTTTTGACCATCGTCAATAACCTCTACGTAGAGCTTATAAAACTCGTCCATGTCTTCCTCAGGAATGAAATACTTCCCTCCATTCATCGAGGTATGGGTAATAATTCCCGTAGCCCGATGATTATCAAGAAACTTATGTAGATCTTCCAAAGTCGCCATTGGTATGTATGGGCAAGACAACTTTTTTGGCAACTATCCATTTTGAACGAATAGCTTTTTTACTTTGGAATGATGCCTCTTAACAAGAAGAGGATTTCTCTGTGCTTTCAATTCAACAAACGTTATGCGACGAGGTTTGCGATTTTTGTATCTGTCGTACAAAGAACATGAGCATACCCCACACACCATAATTGAGACGCCTATTAATGCACCAACTCCTGCAGGATCCATTACTTTTGTATGAACAAAACCTCAAAACGGAATTTACAATCAGGATACTAAGACAAGTAAAGAATGGAATTTTGCCCAGCTTGCAGAAATATGCTTTATCCGCTTGATGAGGAAACTACTGACGGAGGAAAGCGTGCTCTCTTTGGATGTCGTCGCTGTGAGTACAAGAAACCTATTACTCGCGATAATCCTGTAGTGTATGATCACTCTCTTCGTGAGGATAAGACTCTGCGTCTCGTTATGAATAAGGATATGAAAAATGATCCTACTTTGGATCACCTTACGAACATTGTGTGTCCCAACGCAAAATGTCCGTCTCGCTTGGGAACTGCACAACCCGATGTGGTCCCCGTAGAAATCAACGACAAGTATCTCATTTGGATGTATCAGTGCGTGAATTGTGAAACAACATGGAAACAGAGTGCATCGGTAAAATAAAAAGAGTTATTTAATACTCTTCATCTGATCCGTCTACGCTTTCGTCGACAGATTGCATTTCAAGCTTTCCATCAAGGAATTTTTCAACATTCTTTGATACAGTCTTGATACGACTAAAATTGTTTGCACGATCGTTTCCAACTTGATAGAATACCTTCAGGTTCTTTGTTTCAAGCACATTGTATGCCTGGTGAAACATTGCTTGCCACTTATTTTTCATATCAGCTACAGACATCGACGTATCCCACATGTCGTGGATCATCGCGCCTGCAAACTTGCGAAAGCAGATAGACTTCTTATTTCGGGGAACTACATTTTCAGGGTCTACTTCGTCTAGGATTGCCAACAGCGTTCCCAGACGAGTGAAGTCCACTACAGTTGCCCTTTTTGTTAGGATGTCCTCTACATGTCGCGAAAACGACGTGTGAAAGTAGTGAGGTCCATACATGGTCCCAACAAGGAGTTGGAACGCGAATGCAACCTCGGTACGAGTCTTACTCTTGTAAAACGTCTTGTTCCACACGCGGTTTGTAAGTTCGCGATGCGGATATTGTGCATTGTTTTGTGAGCGTCCGAGAATACTCAGAGCTGCGTCGACAATCGGAATGTGCTTCCTGTTCTCCAGGAGCTGACCAATCGTCAGCTTAACGCCGTTGTTCAAATTTTGATAGATGTCTGAAATATTGTCGCTTGTTGCCTCCGTAATTTCTACGACGGGAACTTGACACTTGTCCCAAAGCTTACTCAGATCGCGGTTGTTTGAAATTGTTTCATACTTTTGATCTACGCCATTTAGCTTCACAGAGAACAGTCCGTTCTTGAATCGCCAAAGCGTAGTTGTACGGTTGCCTCCATCTACGATAAACCCATTACAGGTTGTAATTGGAGGAATCGGAAATCCAGTCAGAATACTTGTGATAAGTCCTTCCTGCATAGTTGAATCCCAAACGAAATCGCGATTTAGCTCATAAAGCTTAATTAGCTTCTCAGGATCATATCCTTCCATTCCATCACGGCCAGTAAAGCCGTCGACCAAGTCATCGAGCGAAATTTGCGTAAGACGGGTCCTCATTTTGTTGAGTGTAATTTTAATTCTGCATGCACGATCCGTTTTTGTGCATTCCTTATAATGGGACGAACGCAGGCTCAACGTATGTGTGATTGCATCAAGGATGTGTCGCGCAAAGTGAAACTTCGCAAGCGATTGGCGCCCTCCAAAGAAGGAGCGGCAATTGCTATTTGTACGAGGTCAATTCTTTGGCCACAGAAGAGGACTATCAAATCAATTAAGTGCCGTGGAGTGAAACCGAAGCTTTTTACGCAGAGGAGGAAGCGTTTATCTTAGCTCTTTTGAATGCACTTGTTTTTGTATCAACACCTCCGGCACCCTTCGGTTTAGCAGAAATACGTGTTGTAACCACAACGTATTCTAATCCAGAAACATCCACTCCACTGGGAGGAGGTATGTTGAATACGCCAGTTCCAGATCCTCCAGAGTTAATCGGAACTTGTCCATTCGATGGAGAAGGGGTTTGTTCTCCTATTTTTTGACCAGCTTTCCAGTATTCTATGGTTTTGATACTTGCTGTTATTGCATCGTTAGCAGGATCTTCACCTGAAAATTCATAATGAACTTGAGTAACTGTTCCATCTGTTTTAGATTTTTGAGGATCAACACTTAATTCTAAAGTTTGTGGTGTATCTGTCATATATTCCCGAGTTCCCGAAAGGAATATAAAAAGTGCAAGGATAGCAAGTACCCCTAAAAGAATATTTGACCGCTTTACCATTTATTTACTCGTGAGAAGTAAGTGCGGACCAGGAAATAGGGAATTCCTTTTCAAGAATTTCTCCGATTCCACGAGCATACGCCTGAATTTCGCGCTGTGCATCTGGGGAGGTTCTCAATTTGTACAGACGCGCATACGCAGCAAGAGACCCTGTTTCAATAAATTCGGTATACATACTTTGAGGAAGAATTGCTCGTGCAACTTCTGGCGCCACGCCTTTGTCGAGCAAACTCTTATAAAGATGTACCGTATTTCGGTTGTGGTCTTCCATTAATCCATAAACATCCATTGCATTGTCAACGGGAGTTTCCTTGCTTCCCTGCTTCAGCTTTGGATCGCGCTCACGAATTTCTTGAGGAGCAGGCGTCCAGTACTCGGGAGGAGTATCAACATAACGACGAGAGACTTCATTGCGTGAAAAACCAATTTGATGACGGTACCATTCTCGCGCTACAAAAATAGGCATCTTGATACGAAACTGAATTTGTGGATGAAAAAACGGAGATACATGCTCATGTTTGGCAAGATATTGAATAAGCTTTGCATCTCCGGCTGTCATCTGTTTTGATTCCTTGTGAAATGAAACGCGGGCTGCGTTGACAACCATCAAGTCATCACCCATTTTATGAAGAAGCTCAATCTTACCAATCGTGTCAGACGCTTTCCACATTTACTATGTAAAAACGTCTAACATTAAAACTAAATGCAATCGTCTAAGTCCAAGCCAAAATCGTCAACCACAAATATAATCAATACTGCTGGATTGGTAATTGGAATAGTTCTAACTATTTTGTTTCATGCTGGCGCTGCAAAGCTGTCGTATGACAAGTATGGTTCTATCGGATGGGCTATTTTGGCATTCATATTTGGTTCAATTTATTATCCTTATTATGCTTTCTTCGTAAGCGGACCGTCAACGTCTATGTTTGGCGCAATGCGTAAACTCAGACGATAAAACGAATTCCGTCTAAACAAACTATACAACTTCATAACAATGGAAGACGTACGATTTTCATCAAGACTGATTCACCCCGAAGTTCAGTCTATTAGTCGTGAAGAAATTGCAGAAACGCTGTCTACCCGGACGACGCTTCCGTACTATACGAAATATGAGTTCACTACTCTGATCGGTATTCGTGCTCAACAAATCGCAGATGGTGCAAAACCTCTTGTGGCACTGGATGGCTTTATTCTTTCTAGTCCGCGACTTGTTTGGGATATCGCAGAGAAGGAAGTCCTTGAAAAGAAGCTTCCATTCATTGTGCACCGCCAATTTCCAGGAGGAAAGTCTGAATACTGGTCTGCGACAGAATTGAGTACATTTTGGTAGTCTCAAAATATAATGAAAGTTTGTATCGGAGTTTTGAGCGTAGGAAGAACATATTTGGCGGAATTTGAGCGTTTGTTTAAACCTTCAATTTCTGCGTATTGTGCTCGCAATGGATATGACTTAAAAATTTTTACTGACTTTTTAGATCCTATCCGTAAGCATCCAGGTACTATTTCATTTCAAAAATGTTTGGTCCCTGATCAATTGAGAGAGTATGACTTGGTCGTGGTCCTGGATGCAGATATCCATATTGAACCGGGTGCTCCTCCAATTCACACGCTTGAATTAGGTGAAAAAATTGGAATTGTAAATGAAGTGGCTCAATCAACTGTGGAAGGATATGAACATATGGTAAATATTGGATTTGCCGACCATGCAAAGAAATATTATAGCTTGGTTGGGCTTGAACTTGATACGAACAAAATTCTCAACACTGGTCTCATGCTTTGTAATCCCGCAAAACATGCAGACTACTTGAAATCAATTTATGAAAAATACGTGGATAAATCAGTTGGACATCCGCGTGGATTTCATTATGAACAGGGCTGTATCGGATATACGCTTCAACTAGATAACATGTATACACTAATTCCAAATGTGTGGAATTTTATTTATGTTCATCATCAGATGACACGTGAACCTTTGCGCTGTTATTTTTTGCACTTTGCTGGGATGCGAGGAAATGAAAGAGAGTTTGCATTAACCAGACATACTTTCAAGGGTGGCCTGCGATGGGGGATAAAGAAGTAGGGGCGTCGCATCTGCATCCTTGTGAAGCATATTCGGGCTATTGTGAACAACTGAACGGTTTGCCCACTGAAGATCTACGCTGGTAGACTCGTTAAACCGAGCTTGGTCGCGACCAATGTCAAGATACAGGCGACGAGCATCGGAATTAACCCAAACCTTCCAAACATCATTTAGCAGATACACTGAAAGAAGAGCAAACACAAGAGCTGTGTATGTCATTCCGATACTATACAAATAAACTGTTATTGCTAACAGAAGAACGGTAGATCCTGGACGGGTTAATGAGATCAAAACTTCTAGCGTGACCGCAGTAAATCGCCCACGAAGTATAACAATTCCAAAAATTCCTAGAAGACCTAGGGCGTAAAGACTATCGTTCGTCATTCTTATCTTCTTCGCAGAAAACGAATCTACAAAGAAGTAGATAGAATAAAATAAGAAATGATTATCCCTATTCGCTGTTTTAGCTGTGGTTCGCCTCATATTTCGAGTCGCTGGCTCATGTACCTGCAGAAGGTGAAGGAATATCGTAAGGCTGAAGGCAAGTCAGAGTCTGTTGAAATGGAGTACTTGACTGCGACAACTGTAAAAACTGCAGAAGGAAAGGCTTTGGATGACCTAGGTATTACAAAAATGTGCTGTCGCCGAATGATGCTCACGCATGTAGACCTATAATAAAATCCGTGGTTTTAGCAAATGTCCTACACGGAATATTTGCGCAGAAAGGCGGCTACGTCTCAAAAAATTATTGATTATCAACCTAAGAAAGTAGATGCATCTCAATTTATTACCCAACAAAGATTGACTGCATCTATTCTTTTTCGTTTGAATGGTCGTGAAGGAGCCATCAACAATGTAAGCAATCCTTCAGGAACCGGAACTACGTCAAATTTAAAACAACCCCAAGGCGTCACAAAGGTTGCGGGAGGATATGTTCCCGACGCTTCTACTTACACGGCATATTTAGGAGGAGCCGCTATTGGAAAGGATATTAATGGAGTTGCGACAACTCGCAATACCAAGTATGTACTCCCCGCAAATATCCCTGCAAGTTTGTGTACAAACACATATTTGAATGGCCCCACAGCTCCCAAGTCTGCTGGAGATTGGGTTCGTTCTCAGGCTCCCTGTGTGAATGATCGCGAGCCCCACAATCCAAATGAACTGGGCCCTGCTTTGTTTGTGGACACTACAAACACGGTAAAGAACTACAATCTTCCTCAGAATAAGACGGCCTACCAAATTTCACAGGATTGCCTGCAGTGTGGCAATAACAAGACAGTCGGCGGAACGACTTGCGCATTCTGCATTGGAGCCATCCACACTCATCCCGCAGATGTTCCTCACAATGATCGCTGGGCTCCTCGCCCTCAACACGGTATGGGAGGTATCCCCGTTTCAACTGTTCCATCACCTTCGGATGCTCGCAAAGTAGGAGATCGCAACCCTCGCAAGATTCCTTATGTTGAAAAACATCACGGTAATGATTTATTCGTGAATCCTCGTCGCGTTCCTACCGAGTTTGTTCCCACGAATCGCGCACCTGCTCACGTAAAGATCAACGACCCTCAGCATTATCCTGTTGCTTAAAGTGTTTACAAAGAAAGATTTTATCAATACAATGTTGTATGTTTCAACAAATATAACTAAATTTCAAGAGTTTTCTGAAGAGTTTCGGAAAACTCATGGAACCGTTATTGATTTATCAAAAGTAGCATCGGCTGAGCTGTGTACCGAATGCGATTCAATTGTTTCACATCACAAAAATTGTGCAATATTTCTTGGGTATATCGAACCTGGCTGGATGCTCGATTCTCCTTCGCAGACACGTCTTCGTAAATTGTTCCGAAAGTTTCCGGTTGCATTCGTTTGCAATTTTTTGGAAAGCCTGCCGTTCTCCTGGAAAAACGAAATCGATATTCTCTATTTACACGACTCCAAAAATGGAGGCACCGCACTTATCAACGATGGTTGTGCTGTACACAACAAATTTGAAGTTTGACACAACCAAGCTTGCAGAGGTTATTCCTCTTTCCGAATCAATTATTAAGGTTGAAAAGAAGGGAGTTATAAAGCGAGGAGAAAGCAGTCGCGACAAAATTAAACATCGCATCAAGAAGGAAAAAAAGTCGACTAGCAATACTGGGTTTGGTCATAATTCCATTACGATTGTTATGATGAATAACGCGGATGGGCAACTTCTCAAAAAAGAAATTACTGTAAAAATCTTTCAGAACGGAGTCTTTCATTTGACAGGTGTCCTGGACGATCGATACGATCAATCTTCTATGGCCACGCTTCTTGCAATTCTTGAGCAGTCCTGCAGAGATACGTTTAAAGAACCCATCGAAAAGATTGAAATTTTGAATCGTCGTGTTGTACTGATGAACTATACTACAAAACTTATTTCAAATCAAACAATCCCGCGCGAAGCACTTCATACTGGAATTAGAAATGCAAAGTTGGAAAACATCATTTCATACTATGATCCCGATGTGTATCCCGGAGTCAAGATTCACATTGGAACGGACAAGTGGATTGCAAAGGTGTTTCGTACTGGAAAGATTATTCTGACAGGAATTACGTCTGAAGCTGAGTGTATTCAACTTATTGAGCGCCTGATTGGGCTGTTTGAGGCGGTCCTTCCACAAAAGCTGAAACTATCATAGACGTCAAAAATAACTGCCCGGCTGTTAGTGATGTCAGAAGAATCAGCCACAATCCGATAGTACTTGGATTTTTAAATGTTTCTCCGAATCCTGTGCTCATGCTTATGACTCCTCCAAAAAAGAGGATCAAACTAATGGCGGATCCGCCTATGAGTCCTTTTACTACGGCGTCCATTCTTTCTCTTTGACTTACTCTTGCGTTTCTTTGTTCCACCCGTTAACTTGATAGGCTGTGCGTTGATGAGTTTATCGTATACTCCCGCATACTTAATTGCATTCAGAGTATCTACTGCTTTAACGTGATTGTCGGTAGGGTTTACTCCGGGAATAGTTCCAGCTGTAGGAATGTTTGAAGCAGGGGCATTCAAATTTTGAGCAGCGCCTCCACGATGACGTCTGCGCTTGTGGCTCCGCTTGCGAGACGAACCCTTTTGGCCTGCTCCAAGTGCTCTCGCTGCTGCTGCATGCTGATTTATGGCATCAATCGTTTTTGTGGACGCGGCATTGATTATTCCTCCAGGAACATTTCGTTGAGCTGCCGGAATATGCATAGGCGGTCCTTCATTTATAATAATTCGTCCATCCGCTCCAACCGAGCTCGGTAATCCAGACATCTTAATCTATTGAACAGAAATAAGACAAATGGCCGAATTTACTTCGATTCAAATTCAAGCTCTTGTTCGTCAAATGGACGAAAGCTTGAGGCGTCACAAAGGATTGAAACGCACAAATACTCATGAACACCGAAAGAAGGTTGTTGAAGAGAATCAGCAACTTTATAGCATCTTTCCCTCTGTGTTTGAAATGCACTACGAAGGCAAACTTGACGAAACGTTTTTTAACATGCTGAAGCTTCGTCGTCAAATTGAGAAGGGTGAAATAACGGAAGAAGCGGCTTCAAAAATTGTGGGACAACAACTCTTTGACCGATATGTTGCACCTGTTGTTAATAATACGCCTGTTCCTGAAAAACCTCTTACCTATGAAGACTACTACAAACAGTTTGAAACTAAGCCTTCTGAAAGTAAGCCAGACGAGCAAGCCTGAGTTCTTCCGCCGTTTTGGGAACGGGTTTCTTTTCTTCCTCCACTTGATTCCCCTCAAGCTGACACATACGCGTCCACTCTTCTTTGGTTGTGTTCTGAAACGTCTTCAGACAAATTGAGACATCTTTTGGAGTCTTTTTGCCTGCATGACGAACATAATCACAGTTGGTCATAACGATGTACTTTTCCCAGGGACCCGTTCGCAAACAGAGCGCATAAAATGTTGATAAAGCTTTCCAGGAGAGAACATTTTTAGGTTTCATTGTTGTGTGTTTCTTGTACTTGCATTGGACTGCAGTGTACTTACCATTTCGCTCCGCAACAATGTCAATTCCCATGTCAGGGCGCTTGAGTCCTAAACCTCCCAAAATATGTTCGGGAATGTCTTCAAGTCTCCAAACATTGTCATATTTTCGTGCATGTTTCAAGTAGAGCACACAAAACTCTTCAAATACGTCTCCTCTAATCTTTTTGTTGTCGCGAGTTCGCATTTCCACAAACGTGTGAGCTGGAGCTTCATACCATTTTTGGCATTCCTTCTGGAACTCGTCAAACAAGTTTGGCGGACTTCTCAGCAAAATTGTGTGAAGTAATTGCTCCATTTTTCCATTCATTTCTTTCTCGTAAAGAAATCCATTTTAAGGAATAAGATGTTTAGACTGTCTCGCAATTTTAAGGTCCCTCAAGTTTATGGAGGACAATGGAAAAATCATCAAACGTTCATGAGATGGGATCCTGCAAGCAAACGATTGGTACAAGTTAATTGCTGTGGACCAATACCACTTCCATCTTGGAAATTTACTGCTACTGGCCCGACTGGAAATTGGTCAGATGTTACATCGTCTACAGATGGTACAGTGATAGTAGCAGTTGAAGACGTGGGTCAAATTTATGTGAGTACAAATTCGGGTGTATCCTGGACACCCCGTGAGTCTAGCAGACGATGGCTTGGTATTGCATGCTCAAGCGATGGTACAAAAATGGCAGCCGTTGCATTTGGTGATCAAATTTATGTAAGTACCGATTCAGGCGTGTCTTGGACACCTACAGAAACCGCTAGAGGATGGACTGCAATCGCATCTTCAAGTGATGGTACAAAACTGGCAGCCGTCGCGACAGATGTATTGGGTGATCAAATTTATACAAGCACTGATTCAGGAGCATCCTGGACGCCTAGAGAGTCTAACAGAAATTGGTCCAATATTACTTCTTCGGATGATGGTACAAAATTGGCAGCAGTTATATATCCGTCTGGGCAAATTTATGTGAGTACGGATTCGGGAGTATCCTGGACACCAACAGGTCCTCTTGGCAGCTATTATGCAATTACATCCTCAAGCGATGGTACGGTGTTGGCAGCTGCTATTTATGGCGGCCAAATTTATGTGAGTACAAATTCAGGTATATCCTGGACACCGAGAGACTCCAACAGAAATTGGATTGGAACCGCGTCTTCAAGTAATGGTACAAATTTGGCAGCAGTTGAAAACGGCGGTCAAATTTATTTGAGTTCAGATTCAGGAGTATCCTGGACACCGACGGAATCAAATAGAAACTGGTACTCGGTTGCATCGTCTGCGGATGGATTAAAAATTGTGGCTGTTGAAAATGGGGGACAAATTTATGTAGGAACATATGCTTAACTGCCCTGAACTTTCAGGCTCTCACGAATTTCCATAAGAAGCTTTCCAAGTTTGTTCTGTCCACGCCACTTGGATGGAGACTTTGCCTTCTCGGATGACATTCCAGTTCCAATCCCCCAAAATGTATTTCGTGCATCCGCTTTTCCAATAATTTTATCTCCAGTTTCCAGAAGCTCTTTTCTGAGCTCCGGATGCTGAACGAATTTTGCACGTACACCCTTTTCCATAACCTGTTCACGTCTTCCATCCCAAACTTCGGTGACAAAGTTCTTGACATTCTTACCTGCAGCTTTTGCAGCCTTGGGAGTCTTTGTTGACAAAATCTTTTTGTAGACTTCCTCATCATTGAACTCCTTCGCTTTCATGGCCTGGAAATAGTGCTCTACAGTCGGATACTGTACGCCATCCACATCAATCGGATGTTGTGAATCATTGCTGAAATTGCGGTGTGGTCCCTTGCTTGCGTCTGCTCCGTCGAAGAGAACAGGTTCGGGCTCAGGATCCTTTCGCAGCTTGCGCTTCTTTGGCTTGCCTTCTTCCGTAAGTACTGTTTCTACAACGGGCTTTTCTTCATCCACAACCGGTTCGCGCTTCTTCCCCTTCTTGAAGATGAAAGCACGATTAAGGAATGAGAACGTTTGTTGATCTTGCGTAAGACTAACTCCGGTTTGTTCTGCATACAGTTCTGCGAAAAGTTTTGATTCCTGAAGTTGCCAGCCTTCTTCTCCCATGATTTCCACGATCTTCTTCCATGGAGCCAGCCACTCCGTAATAGGGTTATAGAACGTTTCCAGCATAACGTTTACGGGCAGACCAAACTCTTCGTCGGTCCACGTTTCGCGATCATCGTACTGCTTGATGTACTCTCCAACGATCTTCTTATCCATCATGAACAGATGCGACTTCTTTCCGAGAAGCAGTGAGTAAATTGACCCTCCGTCGGAACATGTTCCAAAGAAGAGGTCCTTCCCGTATTTGTCCAAGTTTCGTGCAAAGTTTCGGAATACTTCTTCCGATTCGCAAGCGTAGTGCATCGCGAACTGACACGAAATCGCATCAAACTTTGTGAGACCTTCAAACTTTGAAAGGTATTCTGTGGGAGCTGTCTTTTCTCCAGTCAGAATTGGCATATACTTGTCTTCCTGCTCAAAGAGAGGATAGTGAGTCATGTCCGCCTGCATAAAGAGTACTGGGGGGATGTAGCTTCCTGGATTCTTACGTTTCTCTTCCAGGTACCGAGTCGTTGCACCCTGCTTGGGAGCCACAATCGTTGCAAGAGAAATGTCGGTTGCCACGACCTTTGAGGGACGGACCTTCAGCCATTTGTTGATATCGCGACCACACGCAAGTTCAAGTAGCGTATCATCAGTTTTTACACCTTTGGAGTACAGATCGTATTTGATAAGATTGTGAAACTCACGAATATCTTTAAATGCTCGGCTTGCACGCTTTACGTCATCATTGTAGTAGGTGTCGTCCTCGTAATTAATTGGAGGAGGATTGGAAACAAACTGTGTTAGAATTTCCTCCGTTATCGGAGCATGAATAGATGTCCAAATATTGTCTGCAGCAGCATAATCGTTACCATACTCTGCTTGTTTTAGTTCTTTGTACCGATAGGTCTTGTCATAGCGAGTTCGCATAATATTCCAGCGATACTTTTCAACATCAAAGGAACACTCTACAATTGTGTTGTCCTTGACTTCATTCCCATCCTGATCAATAGGCTTTCCACGACCATCCAGCTTAACATAAATATGGTAGGCATTCGGGTCATAGGGACGTGCCGGCTGAAAGATTGCAGGGATTCTTGCTTGATAATCTTCAATCTTCTTGGGAACATACTCTCCCGTTATGGTCTCACGAGGATAGACAATATAATCGCCAGGCGTCAAACCTACGTACAGATCACCTTTCTTTGAACGATCTCCCGTTTTGGGATCAATTGTTTCCTGCTGATCAAACTTGATTAGAAAATCAATACTGTTGTGTGAAGCCGGCTTCCATTTGTAGACACGGTTCCAGCGTTGTCCACGACGATCTTCCATAGGAGCAACTGCCGAAGTTCGCGGAGTAAAGACGAGTCCATCAGTTTCATATTCATAGTCTGCAGATAGCAGCTGCTTGATCGCTTCTTCCATTGCGGTTCCATCTCCCGCAAGAAACAGCTTTGTTTCCACGCGAAGAGCATCAGCGGATGGATTCATTGTGAAATCGGTTTTGAGAGATTCAACAAACATCTTTGCATTTCCAAGTCTGCACTTCGATGGGTTCTTAATAAGATCCTCGTCTGTTGTCAGCAGAGGCAGATTGCGAATGTCTCGGTTCTTGTACCGATACATGTCAAAGATGCAGAAGAGGTTCTTGGACGGAATGTACTCTCCATCCACAAAATCTCCGATGTGCGAATCGTCCTTTGCGGTTATTCCCGTCCAGGTGACGATGAATGTTCGGTTTGCAACACGGAGAAGCTTTCTGTCTCGCGCAACATACAACCCAAACCGCTCACCGTCCGCTTTGACGGTCACAGTGTAATCCTTTGCAATGTTAAACGGATTCTCTGGATTCAGATGACGCTTTTCTAGTGTTACAGGATTCCAGAAAGTGTTGTTCGTCATCTTGAACTCCTGTCCGTACTTTTGTACATCTGAGTTCTTCAAGAGAAACGGAGACTGATGAAAGGTTTGAAGAAGAGTTGTTGCCACCTTGAGAAACTCCTTAACAATAAGAGGACTTGCAAGTTCTGTCTTTTTGTTGATGAACTCAATTTCAAGTTCATATTCACCTTCTTCTTTTAAGGTATCTTTAACTAGCTGTTTGGAATTCATAGGTCTCGTCTTCACAAAGGAGAAATCAATTCGAAATAATTGGCTCGCAGTCTTGTACGACTTGCGATTCATAATGCGAAGATGCGCCCTCGGATCGTTGGGGGTTCCCTCCCAATCCTTGCGAATCTCCTTTTCAGATCTCAAACTAAACCGAGCATTCACCTCTGCAATATCAAGTGTGTCTTTCTTACCTAGACCTCTCTCAAAATATGGTTGCTTGCGTTCTACGAGCGCGGGAACTTCCTTGAATGATCCCTGCACACAAACCTTGTGAATCAGCTGAGGCGTCACGACGTTGACTCGGATATTGTCAGGAAACGAAAGAATCATACGATTCTCTTCTGTGGGTGCCCCAACCGAAAGCGTCTTGACTGTTTCCAGCATACGATCTGCCACATCTTTTGTGACAATTCGCTTTGCCAGAAGCTTGCATTCCAGCTCTGCTTTTGGGTCTTTTTTCGAGATATCAATAAACTCCTTGAGGCTATTGATATCTTCGGGAGAAATAAGTGCCTCCATTCTATATTATCTTTCTGCATGGAAGAAAGCCTTTTCGTTTTTATCCAGGGATAAAGCAAGATGTCTCAAATAGAGATAACTATATTGAAACAGGGAAATCCAAGTAAGAATGTTCTGTCCTGTTGCATCTTTAAAATGGTTAATGCATATCGCGATTTTTCTAAATATGAAAGACATTTCAAAAACTTTTTAATTCAATCAAGAAATCTTAGAGGGTTTGAACTCCGAGTATATGTAGATGATACTACCAAAGACATAATTTTACCAATCGTAAAATCTCACGCTCACGTTTCAGTATATCATTACAATTGTCCTCCATTTCGAGAAGGACCCGGTCATACTGGAATTTTTGGAATGGTTTCACGCTTTTTACCCTTATTTGAAGATGGCCTGGAAGTTGTTTGGATAAGCGACATTGACATATCTCCCAATTTTTTGGATCCCACAATTTTAACCGTAATGAAGCGTGTCAATTCTGACGTATTTATTAGTACGATGCTATGCAGTGAACGCAAACCCTGGTTAAAGGTAAAGTATCCTATTATTGCACATCGTATTATTTCTAGAGTGACGTTTCCAAAACAGATTATGACACGATTTTTGAACAGAGTTTTAAATGGTGATTTGAACGATTTAATTTCGGAAATCAATGTGTACAACTCTAGAAAAAGCGACGAATCTATCTTTCCTTACGGACTAGACGAAGCGTTCATAAATAGTTCAATTTATAATTCAATAAAAAAGAGAGATATAAAGGTTGTGGTCAACAAAGATTATTTCATGCAAAATATTATTACATACAATGCACCAAACATTTCTCAATCCGAAGCAGATGCATTAAGTCAATTTTATAGATCGCCTACACCCGAATTGTTCAAAAAGGTGAAGGGAATTTATAAAACACACGTTCCAACCATACTTGACAAGTATCCATGCCTGCAGGAATTACTCGATAATTTGGACACATTTAAAACTTCGTTTACCAAAACACAATTAATTGGGGCACATGAACTTTAATCTCTCACCAGACGTTCATAGTTCTTGCGCGTCTTCAAATCTTCTTCCATCTGCTTCTTTTGATCACTGCGAAAGTTTACATACTTTTCAATTTCGGTTAGGCACTCGTTGCTGAGCTGATCCGTCGAAATAAGTACACCACTCTGCGTTTTTGTAAACTGGTCAGTGTACTTCTTGATAATGTTAAAAACTTGGGTATGCTCGTTTGGATCCATGCGGTCCAGCTGATCTTTGAGCCACTCTTTTTTACTTCTGGGAGTTGTATTCATTTGTAATGACTATGTGTTGTCTAAGTAAATTACTCAAGCTTCAAAGTTTGTTCTTCAGGTTTCTTAAGCTTTCTCTTTGTTGGCTTTTCTTGAGTAGTTGGACTGAATACAACTCTCTTTTCTTCGCCTTCTTCTGACTTGGGAACTGACTCAAGCTTTCGATCCTCGTCTTCTCTCTTGGGAAGAGAAAGGATAGGAACCTCTGCAGGAGGGGCTACCTTTGTAAGCAGACGACCTACCACAATAATTGTTTCGTCTTCCTGCTTGAATTGTGCACCCACAACTTCAAATTCAATGTCATCATCTACCTTGACTTCTTCGAAATCTGTGCTCCCAAGGTGAAGATCGCGGGGAATCAAAACTTTGATTGGAGGAGTTTCTGCGTGGATACCAATTTTGCTTCTCAGCTTTACAGGAGCCTTAAAACGCTGACCCGTGTGTGGCATACAAATGTCGGCTTGAAATGTGACATCATAATCGATACCTCCTTTAATATAGTTAGCTCGTCCAAGAGAATAGTTAACAATCGTAATACTATTCTGCTGAATAAATCCTTCAGGCGTACACTTTCCTTCGTAGTTCTGTTTCAGCTGAACCAGAAGAGAAGATGCAATGTTCTTTTGTAGAAATTTTGAAGTAACATGAACCTTTTTCGTAATACTGCGTCTTTCAAAGAGAGGGTCCATACTCTGTTATCCTATCTATTAGTAGATTCTTTTAGATCGGTTTTCAATTAAAAAAGATACATTTATTCGCTAGAATCTACGACCCATTCTTCTGAATCCTTATATTTCAGTGGATTAATTTCCTGACGTAAATAGCACTCATCTTTTCGAACAGACATAATATCAATCATTGCACGATGTTCGCGATTGTGAATGATTGAAATTTCAAACTCATTCGTATCGGTTAGTCTATCCAGAATAACATCCTCGGGAATATGCCAAAAGTATTGTTTACCGGCGTGTTCCACAATTGCAGTTCCATTTGCGTTAACGTAAATGATCTCTGCAGAGCTACGACGTTCGCGCTTTGGCATTTTTTTGCGGTTGATTTAAAAATTAAAATGATTCCGTTTTCCAACGGAACCATCAGGTCTTGTTGTTCAGAGCCCCCAACACAATGTCGCGAGTGCTCTGATAATCTCCCGTTATGCGCACAAGGCACTCACACCGAGTCAGCGCCTTCTTCAGCACATCCATCGGCATCTCGTCTGCAAGTTCTGAAACTGTTGAGTCATCACCAACTTCCACCGCAGTACGAAAATTTTGGATATCCTGCTTCGAAGGCATCCTGAAAGATTTGTTCGAGATAACAATTTATGATTTAAAAAAATCCATTTTTATTTGAGAAGCTTACGTATTTCTTTGTCATTCTCATTTTCCTGGAAAATTTCGTATACCTGCGGAGAAACCCAGGATAGTCCTTCTTTATTTTGAAGTATTGCTCTCCTTATTGCAAGATCAATATACAAACATCTTGTTCCTTTTGAGCGTACTGCTTCTTCTGGGAAATCTTTTTCGCTTACCCAGTTTATCAGCATTTTAAGAAATGTTTCATGATATGCAGTACATGCTCTTCCCGGAATAACTTTTGAGCGCTTCACAACTTCAATCTTTTCTTTGGACTTCTCGTCCAAATTAAACGCAAGACGCCCATCCTTGATCGTTGCAAACACAGAAGTATTCTTTTCTATAAATTCGTTGATCCTTTCTCGTAGCCATTTCTTGTATGCATCCTGTTCTTCGCCGATTGGAATTGTGGGTCTTTTTTCATCGTCATAAATTTTTCCAGATCCGAGCACATACAAATGTTTGCCGTTCTTTAGGGTTATACGTAAATTTTCAGCGTACACCGGAGGATCTGACCAATCTAAATTTAAGAAATGAGAAAGGCGTTCTTCAGGCGTTAGCACTTCATCTATGACATACCAATTCAGAACATTGTCATCAAATTCATCAAGTGCATACTTTGGCCAAGGATATACATCGCGCTTTGCATCAACGTTCACGTCTTCTACAACATCTTCCTTTGCAATTTGTATAGTAGGTATTTCAACAACCTGGCCCTGATCTGGTTCAACTAGCTTTTCAACCATTGTGTCATTTTCTTGGAACGTCAGCGAAATAACATTATTTCGCGATTCCAATTTTCCTATTCTGCCATCCTTTCCTTTCATCTTGAACTGACTTTCAATCGCATTTTGAACTAGATAGTCCAGCACTGATTTCGAATATTGCTTCATGGTGGGATGAGAATACAAATCGGGTATACTCCAAATTGGTTTCTTTGCGAAGAGATTTATCAGCTTGTCAAATACTTCGTCGCGAATGTCCAGGATCGCAGACAGGGGCCTTTGGTAATTTGGATCCTCAACTGAGGGTTCAGTCCTGCAAACAAGATCAGTTATAACATCTTGAAATGTGGGTGCCGTCATATCCTGCAGAAGAAGCTTTGTTTCAGTTTGGTCCTGTGATCGGAGCTGTGGAACTTTTAGTTCTCTCCAATCCTTTGGCAAATTGTTGATCGCATTTTGAAGATCACAATCCATCGCCGATTCCATAATAACACGTTTTACCTTCGCAATGCTCGCACCCTTCTCCTCTACGAATGTGCGATAAATGTATTCGTCAAGAGCTTCCTGACTTGAATTGGGGTATCGACAAACATGCATGTATACCGTACAATTTTGTTGCTCAAACGGGAGGATGTCGTGTGAACAAGTTCGCATACCTCTGCCCAAAATCTGTTCAAGACGGCTCATGTTGAACCAGGGGTCAAGAACGTGAATTTGACGAACGTACTTAAAATCTACACCCTCCGATACTTTTGGGGATGCCACAATAACACGAATATCACTTCCGTCTGCATTCTGTTTCGCTTTCAAACGAAGAATTGCCTTTGTTATTTCTGCATCCGACGTCTTTCCGGTGAAAAGCACATACTTTCCCTTTGTTCCCTTTTTAGTTTCACCCGACGGATTTTTGAGAAGATTTTCGGAAATTGCATTGTCAAATCCGTGCTCTTCCAAACACATTGCAAACGGGATTGCTCCGTTGGTGACCAAATTTGAGTAGACATACACAATTCCAGACGAATTGTTCAGGATGTTCATGATGAGAGCAAATTTGGAGCTATACAATGCAACTTTGGAGGGAGCCAAAAACTTTTCTGTGTCCTTGCGGTATCCATACTGTTCACCAGATGTTTCAAACGTTTCTGAAAAGTTTTTGTAATTCGGAAAGGAGCAAATCAAATTTGGATCATTCGTTGTTTCAATCTTCTTGATAGCTTTTACCGCTTTCTCCTGAAATGGGGATACGAGTGATTTTGTGAGTGTCAAATACTTGCGAGTCTTCTTGATATCATTTCCAAAATGATCTGTCTTCAAATTTGGTTCCGCAATAAGCCTTGAAGGAGGTGGAAGACGGAATGGAAATGTAAATGGATTGTCTCCTTTGATGTACGAAACATAATCCTGGCAGAACCCACGAAACCTCTCTTCTTGTCCCTCCTTGAATGAACCATCCTGATCAAAAAAGTCCGATACCCTGAGAGTCTTCTTGCTATCAAGCCGACGATCATTCCATAAAAACAGATTAAAGTAGTATATAATTTCGTCGAAGCTGTCAAACATTGGAGTTGCAGTCAGGAGGACCAGCGTGACGTTCTTAGCAAATTTGGTTATGTTCTCAATAACTTCTGCAGATTTCTTATTTGCAGGAGTATCTTCAAGTGGATCATCCACGCGAAGATTGTGAGCTTCATCAACTATGATAAGACGATTATCAAACGTGTCGTGCAACCATTGTTTATAATCATTTTCTGTCTTGTTCATTTCGGCATTTGCGATATAGTTTGCAAACGTGCGATACCCCTGAAATTCGTAGAACTCACTAAAAATACGCCCAGCCATGTCGCGGATTTCCTTTTTGCTGTTGACATCCGTTATACGAATTGGCTCAGCTCTTGCACGCTGAATTATTTCAAGGTATCTGCGGCCCGTGCACTGTTTTGAAAGAAGAACACCGGCGGGATCTGGGTCAAGCCGATTGACGTTGAAAATTTCGCTCTTAAAGTTTTCTACAACCGAAGGGTTCGCAAGAACAAGAACACGCTTCGTTTGAAACTCCGGACGAATGATAAATTCCTCTGCAACTTGAATAGCTGTGCAAGTCTTTCCTGTTCCAGTTCCGTGAACCATCAGAAGGTTTCGAAGAGGATTTTCGGGACTCAGCACGCGACGCAGGAATCTTTGCTGAGTTTGAAGTTTGAACTCCGTTGCAAAACAGAGTTCTTGACGAAGTTGTTTCAGAGCTTCCAAACTTGCAGGAGGAAGATTCTGTGCCTTTGTTTCTTTAATTTCAGGGCGAGTTGTATTCACCATTCCGTTACATGTTCTCTACAATCAAAAATGGATTCAAACGACGGTTTTAAATTTTAAGTACACAAAATGTCCGCCATTCAAAAATTCTTTCAGGAAGAGCGCGAGCGTAAAATCCGTATTCGCGAAATGCGAAAGCTGAGAATGCAGACAGTGGAACCGATTTATGAAGTAGATCAAACAAAGCTGAACGAAGCTTATAACACTTTGATGAACTGGAAAATTTATTATCCCGAAGATCTTGTACACTATTATGATACCCTAGACGAGGAAGAATATGAATATGTACTAGAAAAGAAGAACGACTTCCCAGAAGATGTACAATACATTCTTTGGGGAGCGCCGCTTGTATTTGTTGGAAAACAGTCTCATTTGAAGTGTACTAACCTAACAGATGAGATGCGTATGTCGGCAGAAGAGAAAGAAAGGACTATATTTGATGCAAGAGTTGATGAAGAACTTGCAAAATATGTTATCCCAGATCGTCCGAGAGACAATTTGGATACCACATTGGCATCGCTGTACAAACGACTTAAGTACGACGAGAAGGATCTTGAAGAACTCATGAACGCGCCTACGCGAAAGTACGTGGCTCCCGGAATGAGAAAAGAACTCATGTTATCTAATTCCGAAGTTCAAGAACTACAGAAAAGTATTGAAAAGACTAAAAACGAAATTTCTGTATGTGAAAAGAAAATTGCAAATGCAGATGACTACTGGAGAAAACTTAAACAAAATGAATTCAGAGACCAAATCATCCACAAGATGCTCGCGGTGTAAAAAGAAAACAGTTATGGTTGTTTCTTGCAAATGCAAGAATAACTACTGTCTAGCTTGCAGAATGCCCGAAGACCACGGATGTACATTCGACTTCGTAAAACACCAAATGGAAACTCTGCGTTTAGAGAATCCAGTTATTGCAGGAGAAAAGGTGGCTAAGATATAAATGAACCTGCTTCAGATTTCAACCGCCGTTGTGTGGGTGGATTTTTTTGTTATTGCGCTTTCGAAAGTATTTCCGATGACAAGTGCCCTGGATGTCTGGTACAAACAGTTTGGAATTGTTGCTGTTATGTCTGATGTGCTGGTCATCATCCTGGGAATCCTGTTAGCTCAATTTGTGCGCCCAAATGCAGATGTACACACTCTTGCAACGACCTCCATCATTATACAAATCATTCACGACACACTCTTTTATTTTGGTGTCATCCTTCCTATCCCACGTGGACACAACAGTATGATTGATTTGTTCAAAAAGTACTCTGCAGAAGGAGGATACAAAATTCTTCTTGCAGATTCTGCTATGATCGGTGGAAGCGTATACCTTGCTGATTACTTTAGTACTCTTCGTACGGAACATGTTGTGTTCGCAGGATTGCTGGCAGTGTATGCAATTACCTTTATTCTTTATACCAAGTAATGGCAGGTGGTCTCTTTGGAACTCCGTTATATTTGAACCCTAAATGCTTGGTTTTCTCTGCATTCGTACTCGCAGTATACTGGATGCCTCATTTCAAACCGCTAGAACATCGCATTGTTATGGCATTTGTTCTTGCCACAGCAGCGTATGTATTTATGGCTTGGTATGACGTTTTGTTCGACTGCAACGACCGCTTTAAACCAACGCTGTTAGGCTGGTTGTCTATGCCTTTCAAACCTCCTTATTATCAACAGGAATATGAAGAGCTCCCCATCAAATATCAAAAAATAATACGATGGTTTGACATCGCAATACTGGTTCTTATGGTTGCCTTAGTTTTTAGTCCTTATTACTTGGCACGCAAGTAGATGTAGGAGTTTCGGGAACTGGAGAACCAGACTCATCTTCCTCCTCTACATAATGCTCAGACCTAACGAGAGGTGAGTTTGGCGGAGAAAGGTTGATTGCATTGGTAAGCAGACGCCTAGCCTTGTCAGCCGATTCATAAAGTTCTTTATACTGAAACTTGATCTCTTCCAGCTCTTCAGTGAGTTCATCAATTTGCTGGTCCTTATCAAACATCATGTCGATCGCCTTCTGAACAGACTCGTTCAACTTTTCAAGTCTTGGAGTATTCATCAAGGCGTCTACAGTTAGTCCGGCTAGAAATCCGAACATGAGATTAGAAATCGCAACTGCAAAGATTTCGGCGTTCATCTTTTTCAGATAAAAAGAAATAGAAATATCTTATCCGTTTTTAATCTTCGTGCAAATAATCATCCTCATACATTTGAAAGTTGCGAAGAAGACCAGATTCCATTGCAGAGAAAATAGCCTTCTTCAGTGATTGATTATTTTGTTCAAGCTTTTCAATTCTCTTTGTGGATTTTCTTTCAGAACACCACACAGCGAAGGTTCCAAGAACAAACATGACGTTAATAATCATCAGGGTTGTAAAGATTTCTTTTTTGCAATTATCAAAATTATTCATCGTTTCTTGATTAGGAAGGAACGTTTTGTAATCCATTTCAGGTTTGAAATTAGGTTTGACTAAAATGTAGTTTTCCGTTTTTAATAAAATAACGACATGGGGTAAGGATGAGAAATCCGGATGTCATGCTTCTAAAAAACATCCTTTCTCAAGACCTAATCAGACACTTAGATAAATACTTTGAACACCCAAAAAAGAAAAAGACTCATCCCGTGAGTCCATCTTTTCAAAAACAGATAATGAAGATACAATCATCACCAAAGTTTAAAACCGCGATGTATATGCGTGGTCTGGAAGATTTTTGTTTGGATTAAGTTGTTTTTGGTCGGTGCACAATGATGGACACAAACACATAACCACGTATTTTATATGGTTTTATATGTTCAATGTTTGACAAGAAGTTCAATCTTGCAAAGTTGTAGTTGTAGGGAAGCTTTAGGAAGATGTAATTGGGACGATTTTTTCGTAGAAGGATTTGTTCTATCCACTGATCTAATCTAACATCTGACATCATAAGATCTAATGTTTGTTGCTCTTTGTACTGGGGGCCTCCCCAAGGCGGATCAATATACAAAACGTCTGTTTTCCAGTTGTACAGCTTTGTTGCATCTCCGTGGTGCAAAGCTATGTTATTAAATTTGTATAACTCCACATTGTTTTGAAGTGCCTTGAAGTTTTCTTCATTCACTTCAATACTGTGCACAAATTGAAACGTATTTGCAAAGTGAATCGTATCTCCACCAATACATCCAGTTGTGTCAGTTATTGTTTTTGTTTTCAAATCTCCAATTGTTGATTTTATAATTGATATAGCTCGTTCTGCATCTCTGCGACGAGTTATACTGTATAACCCTTCTTCTGTCAATTTTAATCGTGTATAATCAACACCTTCCCTTTGAAGAAAGATATCTTCCATTACATGTCTGCTGTATGCATTTTGAAGATAGTTATACGTTTTGGAATTGAAAAAGTGGTTCCCAGCCACTCTTTCCAGGTTGTATACAACAGCTAATCATATACAAACTGAGACGGCTTCCAGACCATCATTTGATTATTTTTTCATAGAATAATCCGAAACTATCAGCCTGACGCTGCAGAGCACTGGAATGCTCCGGATGCATTTTTGGTTTGTTTGCACACAACACGCAACTTGTTTTTTCTCTTTTAAGTTGCTACAACTTGCGTTGTCATTTCTTTTACGCATTCTAACTATTTTTCAGTGTTAGAATGTTTGTCAAGGAGAGTTAGTCAGATAACTCTCAAAAGCTATCTTCTTGATAAAAAAGAATCCGTTTTTAAAAATGGATTTTTTAAAATCAAATATATAGATGTTGAAACCTTAGGGTTATGTGATTCCTTCGCCAACCGGCAAGCGAATCACCATGACCCTCTCAAAAGAAGAATTAGATGCATGGATGGCAGAGCGTAGGGCCGAGAAGGCAGCTCTGAAAGCGAAGGTCGCTGTGTGGAAAAAGGAAATCCGCCAGATGCCTGAGCTGAAGGAGATGAACCGGCTGAAGCAAGTCCACAAGGATATTATGAAGTGGAGTCGCACTACCGAGTTCCTCTCAGGAGAGGATGCGGATTATGCGGACGATGAAGAGGAGATGGCCTATGAGGAGATGAGGGACTACAAGGAGCAGGTGTACCTGCCGGCCTTGGAGAAACATCCTCATGGGCCGAGCTACATCGCCGCGATCAAGCGCCTCGAGGAGCTCAAGCTCTACTAGCTCTCTTTTGTACCATACGACGCGCGCCCGCACTTGGCGGGGGGCGTTTTTGAATACGGAAAAACCAGGATGGGGGGGTATACCAGGACAGCAACGCAGCCTAACAAGGGGCGACTGTGTACCGAGACCCAAAAAGGGCACCTTAAAAAAATCCGAAGAATTTCCGAGAAG